AGTGGAGATGAGACCAGCCTCCACCATGTCTTCGTAGTCCTGGTGCTCCGGGTCACAGACGATGTGGACGCTCACCGGGACCTGTACCGCGGGGTAGTCCTCCAGATATCGGGAGCTGTAGTTGCTGCCCACCCCCCCACCCTCCGCAAGACGGAGGAGAGTGAAAGTGAAGTGCTCCTCAGGCTTGCTGCTGTCCCAGCCAGCAGCCCAGCAATTGTTCAGCGCAAAGTCGTTGACACCACTGGACTTGAGGTGCCGGCCAGCCGGCAGAACCTTGAAGGACTCGATGAGGTCGATCAGGGCCTCACGCTCACCCTCTTCGATGTACCGCGGCTCAACCAGCTTCAGGTTGCCGTCAACCACGCGACGAACAGTCTCAGGCCACTGTTCCTGTGAGCCGTCAGGCTTGGTCCGGCTGTAGGTCCGATAGTAGACCTGCTTGGAAGTATCGTTCTTGAACTCAGTCATGCATTCTCCTAAACGTCTTCAACAACAGCCGTGGTAGTCCAGTTGGAGGTGAACTCTCCTCCAGCGTCTCCATGCTCAAGAGCCCAAAGGAGGACTCGTCCCTCATCAGAGTCGAACTCATCCTCAAACACATCGTCATCGATCTCGACAACCAGAGTGGTCGTGATTCGCTTCATGCCTTCTCCTTGTTCGTCGGCTGTCGGCTCCCCAGCTCATCCCGTGCAACAGAGAGCATGTGAATCAGGGTGTTCAGGTCATCAAGGCTCAGGTCTTCTCCCAGGTCTGGGCAGTCGTCTATACCAAACTGGAGGTTAACCGCATCAAGGTCACCCCCAAAGGTGACCCGAATGAAGTAGCTACTTCCGTACAGCAGATGGGAAAGCCTAGTCTCGATCATCGCCCCGTCCGGATGTTTCGGTTCATCAGTGCAGTCAGGCTGTCAATAGCCCTGTAAGCGGCCCTACGCTCCCTCTCAGACTCCGGAGGGATGCCGAAGATGAAGACCTTGTTCACGGCCATCTGATAGCCCTCAGGAAGCTTCTCAAGAGCCTTGGAGGCGTCTGCTCGGGCAGACACGATGTTGTCCGAGATAACAGCCCTTACAAGGTCATCCTTCTTGCCGATGACCTGACCAATGTCCTCGTCCGAGTGGACGAAGGACCGGAGAGCAAGCCGGACTTCGTCCGGGGTGTACCAGTACTGGTCATCCATCAGATCGAAGTGACGACGTTCCTTGGAAGCAAACCGCTTGCCGGCCACCCAGCACACCTTACGGACGAACACCTCGTCTCCGAGGTGCTCAGCAAGCTTCTTCCGCTCTCGAAGCAGGTGTTCAAGAATCTCCTGCTTCACATCATCGGCCTCTACACAGGACCACTTCTCAGCAAGCTCGTAAGCGACCTTGCCCGCGATCTCGATGACCGGTTCCCAGTCAAACTCAGTCTCGGTCACTCGTCCTCCGTGTAAATCTGGTACTCGCCATCGATCACCACAGGTTCAAGCTCCCCATCGTCATCCCGACTCCAGGTCTGACCCCAACCCCCACACTGAGCACAGACACCGCCGGGAGCTTCCTCCCACGCCTGTTCAATAATCTCCTCGGGGTCCTCGGAATCTGTCTCTACGGTGACGGAGATTCCGATGGTCTGGTTGAAGAGCACAGTCTTCTTAGCCATCAGTCCTTCACCGGCTTCCACTCGGTCTTGGTCACCTGAACCTGTTCGACCTCTACAGCCTTGATCTCCTTCTCGTAGCCCCAGAGATCAGCCTCCTGCATCTCAGTAGCCCCCGTCTCGTAGTACACGAGGTACGCCTTACCGTCGTCAGGGGCCCTGAAGACGAACTCATAGATGTGAGACCACCGAGTGGTGTCGAACAGCTCGTCATACAGCTCTTCGGCATAGCCGTTCTTGGGATCACACTCGAAGGGAACTCCGATGGCCTCAAGCTCGTCACGGGTGAATACGCGAGTCTTCATCAGTCCTCAACCTCCGGGTAGTCCATTCCGTTGAAGTAGTCCCGGAGCTTCACAGTGAAGTCCCACTCAGCAACCCGCTCTTCGAGCCGCTTCACAAAGTCAAAGAGGACATCCCTATCCAGCTCCTCAAGGTTGTGGACCAGTCCATCCAGGTCCACCTTCAGTTCAAGCCATACGGACTCGTTCATCACTTGCCTGCCTTCTGCTGAGAGAGCCCCTTGAAAGCCAGGAGGAGCCAGAAGAGGGACGCAGCCATTGACCCGGCTGCGAAGCCGCAGAATCCAATTACAAGAGCGTCCAGGTAGTTCATCTACTTCTCTCCTCGAACATCGATGCTGCTCATACGCTTTCCGCCCCGACTCCACTTGCCACAAGAACGGCACTGGTAACGCTGATAAGACCCGAGCTGTGTGTAAGAACGGCCTCGCCTCTCCAGCTCTACCGACCCACAATTGGGGCAGGAGGGGAACTCGTTTTCGTCGTAGAGGCCATGGGCCGGATGAGAAGCAATCCAGGGAAGCAGCTTGTCGTAGAGCTGCTCAGTGATCACAACGTCCTGGACGTTGTACTTCTTCATCTCCTCCCAAGCCTGATAGTCACCAGCCATGCACTTCACCCAGAGCTGGTGACCTCCGTTCTGCACCTTGTGGTCCAGGCCGAGAGCCTTGGTGACGTAGTCGAGCTTGTTGCTCGGGAATCGGAACTGCTTCTTGACGACCTTCAGGAGGTCGATCTGAGCGTAAGGAGAAGGCGGCCTCAGGCCAGCCTCAACGAACTCCCGGTTGAGATGAGGGATGTCAAACCGCTGACCGTTGTAGTGGATTACAGCGTCAGCCTCGTCCAGGAACTTGTGAGCAAGATGAACCATCTGGCTCTGACCCACATGGAACTTGCTGAAGAAGTCCACCTCTTCTGAGTCGTACCACTTGGCTGCGAAGCAGATGACCTCTCCGCTCTCAAGGAGCTGGTTGAGTCCAACGTTCTGCTGCCACAGGCCCCAGACGTGAGCCAGATTGGGGGAAGTCTCAATGTCGATCGTGAGTAGCTTCAAGAGCCGTCCTCCGAGTCAATGAGGTTGAACTGAATCTGAAGAACCTGACCCGGAGGGATGAAGACGTATCGCGTCTCCTCCATCACCAGGAAGAAGCCGTCCTTGGTGACGACATCAATGCTTTCTTGGACATCGGAAAGGAAGTCCTCTGCCTCAATCTCTGAGCGGACGATATGGACCTGGTTAGATCCATCAGGGCCTCTGTAATCAATGATGATCTCTGCCTCAGTCACTGCTGTACCTCCTTGATGACGAGAGCCTTGCCGGCCGGCAGGGACTCTAGAAGTTCCTCAACAGAGTCCGGTGCACTGTCGAAATCGAAGTCAAAAACATGACCCCCGTTTTGCATGGGGCTAACGTTCCATTCACAGATGCTCTGGTGAGCATCAACAATCCAGGATTCGAAGATGCGCATCAGACAGTGCCCCCAAGACGAAGAACCTCACGAGTGACGTACCAGAGAGCCTTCTGAAGGTCTTCAAGCTCCTTCTCGGAGCCACCCTTCTTTCCCGCGCGACTCAAGTACTTGACCGCGTTACCGCGGTTGAAGTTCAGGTGCTCCGTGATGTCAATGACTTCAGCACCGTTAGACCAGCCATCGGCGTAGTGCGAGGGGTGATTAATTACGTCTTCCCCCTCATTTCCAGTATGATCGACATTTGGTCGCATGTCAACCTGAGTCATAGAGGAATCTTCGTCAGCCGGCGGGGCCGACAACATGTCATAGACGAACTCATGCTCCAGCTCATCAGCAAGGTATGGAAGAGGGACTTCCCACTCCTCGTCAGGAAGCTTCACCTTGTAATCCCAAGGACTCCTGTCAAATACCTCAACAACCTCTCCTCGGGAACGGAAGAACGTTCGTCCAGGATCAACCACAACCACACGATCCCCGACCTGGAACTTCTGGTTCGAATGCATGTCAAGCAACTCCAACTCCTCCCTCATGAAGCGGTATTCGCCGTAGCCTTCCACCAGTACGTTGACGGAAAGAGCCTCGTCTGTGATGTCCAGAACCTTTCCTTGCTGACCCAAAAAGGTATTCGGCCCACCAAGCTTGTTCTTCACGACCACAACGCGGTCACCAACCTTGAACATTAGGCAGGTACCTCTTCCTTCTCGAAATCGTGACAAGACACCAAGCCAGCAAAGTCCTTGTGGAATACAGCCTGGCCAAAATCCCCAACTCGGACGTGATCTGCTGGAACGTAGTAGGACCAGACCATAAATCCAAGCTCAGAAAGGAGTTCGGTGTATCCCTCGAACCACCGATAGAGAGCCTCCTTGGAGTCAAACCCACATCGCTCGTCTTCATAGATGAGACCAAGACGTGCATCTGAAGACGGGGGACGGTGGCTATTGTCTGTGTGAGCCCAAGACATACCGTCCGTTGCGTTGTAAATATCGTCCGTCAGCCCGTCACTTATATAGGGACCCGAAGGAAATCCCTTGTACGTCTGGCTTTGGTGTGCCACTCGCCACACTCGCATGTGGATTCGCCCTTTCAGGACTAGTCGATGCCAAGCAGTCGTCGGATAACTCCGTCTCCCTGCTCTCGTCGCAGGGAGTCAGGATCTGAGCCATCAGGAAGAGTCACAGGCACTCCGTTAGGGAGTCGCTCTGCAAGCTTCTCCGTCATCTTGGCGCCGGCCTCGTCTCCGTCACCGAGGATGAAGACCTTTTCGTAGCCAGCAAAGGCCCTGTCAAAGTGGTCCTTCCAGGCAGACACCCCCTGTACCGCTACCGCGGGGATGCCGTCCAGCTCCACTGCCCAGGACGAGAACTCGCCCTCAGCAATGGCTACGCAAGGACTAGCTGTGATGAGAGCCGCAGTGTTGTAGAGCCGCGGACTGTCGGCAGGAAGGCTCTGATACTTCGAGTGCTTCCCGTGGTCTTCCTTCTGGTTCTTCAGGAAGTGGTAGACACCATCAACGTCCTTGACGCACTCGTCTCGAACACACCGGAAGCGAACTGTCGAAATGAACTTGGTACCAGCCGGCCGAAGGTACGGAATGACGAGGTGCTGACGGTACTTCTCATGTCCCGTCTTGACCGAATCTCCGACGTACCCGGGGAGCCATCGAACTGCCCCCTCCCCCAAACCGCGGGCGACTAGGTAGCTTTCGGCTGGACTTCCCTGATACTGGCTCTGGTACAGCTTCGCTGCTTCCACTGATCCCGGCATCTGCCCAATGGATCGCTTCGCCAAAGCTCATACCTCCTTCACGAATGAGTACATCGATTGAGTCCTCAGAGACATCGCAGGCGTGACAACACCATCTGTTGGCCTCTGGATTGATGGAGGCACTGGGACGCTCCTCCACATGGAGCGGGCACAGAATCTTCTTCCAGGGCCCTCCCCAGTCAGGCACCTCTACCTCAGGGTAGAACTCCTCGAAGACTTCGAGGATGGGTGGTTTAGGAGTAAGGGTTCTCGACTCGGACCAGCGCACGCGAACCGTCCTCAGTCGTCTGGAAGACGTTGACAGGGAAGCTGTACTCACGCTCAAGCTGCTTCATGAAGTGAGCGTTACCGGCGTACTCGCGGAAAGAGGAGACGTAGTGGTCAAGCTCGTTCATCGGTCTGTGTCCTTACGATTGTCACGATGGATTCGGATTCCGAGGATCTGAAGTGCCGGTGGACGCTCTAGGTAGTCCGCGGCATTGCGAAGGGTGTCGGGCTTATCCCGAGCTGCTGTGAGAAGCCGGCCGTTGCACATCCGGCAGAGAAGACCCCGCACCTGTCCGGACTTGTGGTCGTGGTCTACAGAGAGACGCTGTCTCCGAGTGCCCCCGCAGATGGCACACTTCCCGCCCTGTGCCTCGAAGAGGCGGTCATACTCACCTGGTTCAAGTCCGTATGTGTCCGTGACCCGAGCCTCATGGGACGCCTTGCTGCGTCCCTTCTTCCGGCAGTCAGCGCAGAGCTTGCCTCGTGGTGTGAAGAAGCGAAGAGCCCTGTTCTTCAGACACCGACTGCACTTCCTAGTCTTAGAGCTTGACACGGTCGCAAGTCAACTTACGCTCCAAAAAAAGGAGCCGGGACTCAATGAAGGCCGACTGAAGGCGGCCAAGGAACTCCAGCATGCTCATCTTGACCCGCCCACGGTTCCCCTGGTCAAGGATCAGGGTCCTGTAGCCACCTGAGAAGAAGTGCATCAGGGTCTTGCCGAGGGTCTCGGTGTTCAGTCGGCGGGGGTTGGTTATCCGAAGGTGGACCACAGCCTCACCCTTGAAGATGTCCTTCTGGAGACCGAAACCGTTGCTGCGACTTGTGTGCTTCTTGTGTGCGTTGTTCATGTGTTCAGTGTGCTCCTTGTGTTGGTCGCAAGTCAACCATGGGGAGGAGTTGTGAAGGTGATCCACATCACTCCACAACCGGAAGGATGTCCACCTCATCTTCAGAAACGTGGTCCCCCTCCGGGTACTCCAGTACGTAGTAGGGGTTCTTGGTTCCTCGCCAGGTGAAGGGGCCGGCAACCACCTTGAGAAGCCCATCAACGTAGCGGGCACGAACCACCTGACCCTCCTTGAACTTGGGCACAGCAGTCAGGTAGCTCTCTCCTCCAGTGAAGTGCTTCCCGTCGTCCTTCCGGACGAGGTAACGAGGCTCGTATCCCGAGATGCCCTCAAAGGGGCCATACACGATGACACCCTGGCCCTGGGTGTGCTCAACCTTGTCTCCGGGCTTGAACATCCCTGTCTCCCTCAGAAGTTGACTGCTGCGTAGTCGTCTGCGTCCTTGAGACGCAGGGTGTTGCTGTCCAGCTCCAGCCGGGCAAAGGTGTTACCCGATGGGTCAACAACGCCTTCACGGTTCTTCACAGGACTGACGTTGAGGATGCGGTTCATACCGGCCTCATCAGGGTCCCGATGGATGGTCAGGATCAGTGAAGGGACACGACCGATCTTGCCCTTCACACCAGACAGAGGGATGGGCTTTAGCCCATCACTCCACTCCCCCGTTACGTGATGGAGGGCCTGGACGTGAGCCTCAGTGTGTCGAGCCATCTCGGAGAGGTATTCACACATCCCCTCCAGCCCAAATGTGAAGGACTCCGCGTCACTGGCACCGCCAGTGTCCACGTTGGTGATGTTGTCCACGGCAGCCAGATGTGGGTAGCAACCGAAGACCTCGTAATAGACGGCTAGGTCAGCTTCCATGTCTGCCGGCGTCGGCATGGCTTCGTAGTTGAACCTGATCCACCACTGCTTGGACAGACGCTCCTCGTACTCCTGGAACCGATCCTCCAGGATCGCCTTCTTCACATCCTTCACATTCTCGCCAGTCAGGATGGCCGTGGACCTGGAGAGCTGCGTTGCAGCGTTCGAGTCCGCGGACCAGTACAAGACTGGCATGGAGCCATGGAGAGCAAGGTTCAGGGCGAACAGGCTCTTGCCTGTACCAGGACCAGCAGCGACAAGGGACAACTCCCCTCGTCGGAACTCGACTTCGAGCTTGCGGAGACTCTCGAACGGCATCTTCAGGGGCTCACCAGACGAGCCCCGGATACGTGCGGACTGAGCCAGGGAATACATCCATCTCCTTCCAGACATACGAAAGGGCCCCGAGATGTAGTCACTCGGGGCCCGCGGTGTGGGGTTGTGTACTAAACGGGGTTACACGGAGGGGTCTTGTCTCCCTGAAGGGTGTTCCAGCTCTGGTCGCCAAGAGTCCACTCGGTCCACCACTGTCTTGCATACGGATGAGGTCGCTGGTCAGACAGCATGGTGCAATCCTTGCACCTCTTCCTGTGACTGCTGACTTGCTCCCACCGATGCCGCTTAGCCACTACTCCCCCTTGACGTACGATCGATCTTCCGGGCCACAGTCTCAAGGACACTGTTGATCAGCATCTTGTCTGCGTCGATCGGAAGTTCCGTGATCTTCTCAGATCGGATCTCCTCCGCCAACTCGTGACTGTGCTCGTCAAGCACAATCTGAATCTCGTAAACCGACAGTCCAAGCTCCAAGAGCTTGTCGTGAGCACTCACTTGGACTCCCTTCGAGCCATCTCCGAGGAGATGCGCAGAGACAGACTGGAATGAGCCTGCTCAAATCCAGGCTCCCACTCATCGGGATTGCTGGACATCAGATCACCCAGGTTTCCCAGGGCAAAATGCATGACCTCAAGCTCTCGGTCTGTCCACATCACTTCTACTCCTCAATGTCCTCTACAGGCGGTAGACCAAGGTGGGCTCTGACGAGGCCGGCAGCCGGCCCATCCTCAGTCAACGGATACTTCGGGTCCAACAGATCCTCATGTGTCCTGACCTCGGACACACCCTTCCAAGCCAACTGATCAGCCTGGACTTCATCCACCAAGTCCTTTATGGACCCTTCAGCTTCCTCAGGCCACTTGGCCTGTGACAGCCCCTCAGAGAACTTCCTGTTCGCCTCAGGCATCCCCTTGCAGGCTTCCCGGACCTTCGGGAAGTCAGAAGAGGTTGTCTCTCCAGACTCCAGAAGGGGATTCATGACTTTGGTGCACTTCTCCAGGGCCTCGTTGAAAGGCTCCACAAGCTTCAGGTACTGCTCTGCTCCTTGCTCCCGCGTGACAGCCGCGGGAGAGACTGAAGCCGAGACAGACGGAGAGGACGAGGGCTTTGGGTCCGACTGCTCCGAAGAGCAGCCGGCGCCCAGAGCTACCAGACCAACGACCAGGGCGAGAACGCGAGTTGTCTTCATACCCGGACATTAGCACCGAGCCAGACGACCCATCCTCAAGTCACAGGATCGTGACTTACTCGTCCTCGTCTACCTCGTAGAAGTCGTCCACCTGAACAAGGGATGTGGTGAACTCCCCAGAGTGCTTGTCCCCATAGAGAAGGGCTGCGTTAACCCAACCAGCGGCCTCCATACCGGAATCAACAGGCTCGTCGTCGTAGACGACCATGGTTCCAGTGAACTCGATACGAGTAGGCATCAGCTCGACACCCCCAGTTCCCGAGCGTGTTCGTCCAGCAGCTCTGCTGCGATCTGGTCCAGAGGAACATCCTTGTCCGGCCACATGTCATCTAGGGTGAAATCCGAAGTGTTCTCCAGGATGCGAAGAAGCTTGTCGTAGACAGTCACGCAGCAACCTCCCACTTACCAGCATCCTGGTTGTCCAGGGTGACCTTGAAGACACCACCAGTCTGAGTGTGGTAGATGCAGACACCCTCAGGGTTCATGAACCCCTGGGCTGCGAAAGACCCATACTTCTGGAGATCCTGGAGGAAAGACTTGATCTGCTCTTCACTGAAGACTCCTGCATACAGGATTGGAACAGCGTCGATCACACCACAGAGACTGGACTGAACAGCCCTCTCATCCATGGAGTCACCAGACTCGTCAAACCGATACCAGCGCTCAGTGTTGAAGAGGCTGAACCGCTTCTCCTCCAGGCCGTAGCGGCGCTGGATACCCTGGCCCCACCACTCACCAAAGTGCAGACCCTCACCCAGGATGTGAACCAGCTCCGCGGCGTTGTCGTACACCCAGCTGGCGAAGCCGTAGTTGTCGGTCGTCTTGCCCGGGGTGATGAGGCGCTTGCGGCTCTGAGCAGTAAGAATGTAGACAGTCCCGTCAACGTTCACAGATGTCGAGTTCTCAGGGACCTCAAAGGATTCAGCCTGACCAATGTGGATCGCGCTGTTCGTACCGTCCAGCTTCTCTGTCACAACGATGTCTCGGAAAAGGCGCTTGGTCTTCGGCCACTCAACGAACTCATGCATTGTTGGACTCCTTGAATCCACCGCGGGCAACAGCCCGACGAACAGCGTTGGCCTCGTGCTCAAAGAAGGACTTCTCATCCTCGTCTAGCTCCGACCAAGGAGCATCCCGAGGGAAGAACCGGTTGTACAGCCACTCAGCAAGGGTGTCCTTCTCAGGCTCCTCAGCCTGATATAGCCAAACGGAGTCCGTTACGGGAACGAACTGACTCGCGCACACCCACTGAAGGTTGCTCAGGTAAGTGCCGTGGTCCTCGCTGAAATGCAGGATCTGGAAAGGACTGCCCTCTACGAAGACCGTGTCATTGATCTGAGGTTCGGGCATCAGTCACTCGCCTTCGCAGCACCAACAGCCCCACCAACAAGGACGTTGACCAGAAGCACCAGCCACAAAGCACCTGCGTAGTTGAACGTGGGGACCTCATTCACATTGGAGTGAACAGCTCCAATGAGGAGCATTGCGAACCATGCCTCCAGTGAGGTGAACCCTGCGGCGATCAGTACGTAAAGGGCCATCACTGAGACTCCTTCAGAAGATTGGGTGCCGGCTTCGCCACCATGCCGAGAGTGGAGCCAATAGACAGACAGAGAACCGCAGTCAGGATGATGTAGGGACTCACTCGAACACCAACTCCTGAAGGTGCTCGATCAGGCCCTTGACATCGTTTCGGTAGAGAAACACATCCGTCCAGCCGTGGACATCCTGTGTACTGAATGCATACCGAGCTGCATCAGTAGTGGAATCTCCATGCTTCTCCACGATCAGGCGATTTCCGTACTCATCGTCAAGAGTGTAATTTTTCACGTCTCAACCTCTGGGTCGATCTCGTCTGCCACATGGTCGAAAGCCTCAGTCATCTCGCTGTATCCAACGATCTGCGACTTCATCGCCCGAACCTGCTCAGCAAGCTCGTGTGCTACCGCGTTGTACAGCTCCTGCGCCAAAGTGTCTGCCTGCTCTTCAGTCCAAAGAGAGGCTGTCAACCCAAGTCGGATCTTGGCGAGAGCATCAATCTCATTCACTTCGGATTCCTGGTGTAGGGAGGGTCAACCTTGGTGATCTCAGTGGTAGTCACGAACCGAAAGACCTCGTACTTATCTGCCAGTCCCTCACGGTCGTAGTAGTCCAAGGAATTCCAAGCCTCCTGAGCCTGTTCCCGGCCTCCGTACTGACGGAGCCTCTGCTGAGCGTGCTCAATGTCCAGGCCGGCTTGGTAGACCGTCTCAATCTCGTGGTAACTGACCTGCTTCACTCCACACTCCCTCTGGTCGCATGTCAACTTGGGGGCTAAAATTAGGGGCTTCGTCAGCCCCTTCGTTCCCTTGCCTTCTAACTCCAGTATGACAGACCGTTGGTCGCAAGTCAACTCAACGGCTGCGGAAGTACGAGCAAGCATGTGAGACAGCACAGAAGTTGCAGTCAAACCCCGGCTTGGGCTCGAACCGGCCGGCCTTCACGCCCTGGTCCATGGCGACGTACCGAGCTGCGACCTGCCCCTCAGTCACCTCGGTGAGGTCCACGGTCTTGGACAGCTTCCCAGTCTTGCCGAAGTACCAGTCCCCTGAGTTGACCTCAAGCCCATACTGCTTCTCAACAGCGACCTTGTACGTCTCAAGCTGAAAGTGCGACTTTGAGGAGCCAGTCTTGAGGTCCCGGACTCGGTAGGCCCCGATGTCCTTGGGGTCCCTCACCAACTGGTCGATGTAGCCGCGGACCTGGACGCCGCCCAGCTCCACCTTGAAGTACATCTCCAGGCCCATCTTCAGGTCGTAGTTGGGGGCTTCCGAGATGTCGTGTCCGTCCCAGAGGTCTGAACCCTCCATCCAAATCTCAGGCTGGTTCTCCTTGGACCACCTGACGTAGTCACGGACCTGAGACTGACCGAGGCGGTACCTCTCTTCGATGTCCGCGCCGGCAGGCTTCTTGTTGGCAGTCATCCATCGGTCAAGGTTGGGCTCCTTGTGCATGGCACCGTTCACCATGGCTGCGTACTGATCAGAGAAGAGCTGAACCATCTCCTCCTCAGACGGCTCCCTGAACTCCTTCTCGAACTTCTCAGCAGCCGAGTGGAACGCTGTGCCCTGGAAGCTCCAGGCAGCCGGCCGCTCGGTCACGCGCTCTACCCGCTGGAGGTAGAACCGGTGACCGCACTTCTCGTACTGCTCGGTCTGTGACACCGACCGCGGTTGCGTTTCGATGCTCTGCTTGAACGCCATCTGTCTTCCTCCAGACATGAGTGAGGGCCGTGTCTCCTGATTGACACGGCCCTCAATAGGGTGGGTTCTCATCCTCCGTACACCATCACAAGATCGAAGTACGAGCTGCCCGGAAACCACGGGTGAGGCTCTTCGACCCTCGTTCGTTTAACAACACAGTCGGGGAGATTCTTCCCCAACTCGTCCGACAGTCGACGGAGTTCGTCAACATCTTCCTCGTCAACACCATCAGTGATGATGAGTTGGAAGTACCGCCCGTAGGGCTGGCCTTGAACCTCCGTGATCAGAAGGTTTGACGTCTGGACCCGCCGGCGGGTCGTCTCAACCTTGCCCTTGTAGATCAGGTCCAGTACGTCTCCGGAAGCCCCCGCGGCTTCCTCAGACGTGATCAGACGGAGCATGGACCATCCCCCTTGCCTCAGCGGATCAACTATGACCCGGTGCTCACAAAACATACACACTCTGTTGACCTTCTTGGTCGCAAAACAACGTGACGATGGTCACATACTTCAACGTACAACCATTAGGCAGACCTAAGGAGACATGCAAAAGACCCCCTGGTTACAGGGGGTCTGAGTGCCAGTCAGGTCTACTCCGGAGGCTCTGGTCCCAGCTCCAGGGCCTTCTTGAACTTCTCTGACGGGAACGGTAGTGACCTGGGCCAGTCGATGACTAGTCGACCGTCGATCTTGAGCCGGGGCCTGTAGTACCAGCCCTCTTCGGTGTCTGGGTCGTAGCAGAGGACCGTGCCGTCTCGGTGAAGACGACGCTCCCAAGCCTTGGCTCGCTTGATCTGGTCCTCGCTCAGCTCGTCGCCAAGCCTCCACCTGAGCCACTCCGTCAGCCGCTTGGCTGAGTAGGAGTTGTGGTGACTGTCCTTGCCCGGGGTGGTGTGGATGGTCCACCTCTGAGCCAAGCCAGCCTGGACCTCCCGTGCGATGGGATGGCGGTAGAGGCCCATGTCGACCAGACGCTTGCTTACGGCTTGTCGAGTAACTCCGAACTTGTCCGCAATGCGCTGGTTGTTCCAACCTAGATGGAAGTACTCCACCAGCTCCGTGTCTGTAAACCTCACGTCGGTGGGCATGTCATGTCCTTAATCGGCGATAGATCATGTCAGTAGCCCTCCAAGGGCCGGCGCCCCGAGTCGCCAACACCTTAACGCGACAGGAGGCAAGTTGGGTCGCAGAACAACCTGTGACCTGGCTCACACTCCTTACTGGAACCTTGAAATCCGCAACCGAAGATGCCTCAAGCCACACGCGCCCCTCTGAGGGTCGCAGAACAACCTTACCGATCTTGGGGACTTTCCGCATCTCCTAGACCGTCAGATCTAGCCATAGACACCCTCCTGGGCCACCTGAGGCTGGTCGTTAACCCTTGGCCAACGGAGATGCTCCAGTCTATACCCTTAGGCATGTGATCTGAGTCTCACTTCCCCCTTGACTGTCACAAACCCTGCCTCAGTGACACCTACGTCTATAGTAGAGAAGAAAAGAAGTACTTAAAAGCATGCCAACCCATCAAGTTGACATGCGACCAAGTACATGCTAGACTGAAATTAAGAGAGTAAGTAGTTAGAGGGGCTCTTAAGGAGCCCCGATAAGTAGTAGTAAGTGAGTCTCCTTGAAGAGACTCACCAAGGTTTCCTTCTTGTTCGATCTCCCTGTTGAGTAGTTGGCCAAGGCTTCTAAGAGCCTTGGCTCTCGGTTCCAGGTTTGAAGAGATCCAGGAAGGTGTTGGGCCCCGGCTGCCAGTTCAGTATCCAGCCGGGGCCAGGACTTAGCCGTCTTCCGCGGGAAGACGGAAGCGGGATCAGGTGGCCTGGGGCAGACCAGGAGCCTGGTTCTGCGAAGAGATTTCTTGGAGGTGCACAGGTGCCCAGAGCCGCAATGATCTGCCTGCGAGCCGGCTGCATCTCCAAGACCTTCCGGGACGGACGATGCCGAGAGCATCAGACTCGGAAGCCCTGGCAGAACGTCTCAGCCAGGAACCAAGCAAGGCCGGCCAACTGGCCCTCCATCAGGGCTCAGGTGTTGGCAAGGGATGGGTTTGCCTGCCAGATGTGCGGAACGAGATCCGAGCTGGAGGTTGACCACATCATCCCTGTGGCCAAGGGAGGTTCCTGGGAGATGGAAAATCTGTGGGTCCTCTGCAAAGAGGACCACAAGGCCAAGTCCAGGAAGTTTGGTTAGGCCCTCGGTAGCTCAGTTGGTCAGAGCGTCGCCCTCATAAGGCGAAGGTCGCTGGTTCAAGACCAGCCTGAGGGACGAAGGCACGTGAAGTCTAAAGCCGGTAGCTCCGGATGGCTGGGGATCGCCTCCCTGACGTGCCGAGGTGCCTGATAAGGAAGCGGTGGGGCCGTGCTCCTGTCCTTGTCGGGCCACGGGGAGGCTGGCCGTGTGCCGGCGTGAGTAAAAGCACCGATGGTGCCACAGGGTGCAAGTCCCTGACTCCCTACTAACCACACCATCTAGTGACCGAGATGGCTTGACCCCGCTCACATCGAGCGGGGTTTTTTCATTCCCTCAATCAGGAGTTCGTCATGTGGTTCGGAACCTTCAGGATTCGATCCTGGTGGAAGTGGCTTCCGCTTTACCTGTCCCCTGTCTTTAAGGACAACGACAAGAAGATTAGGTCTTCGGTTGGTGTGGCTATCGGCTCCTTCGGCCGAGCTTTCTACGTGATGAGGAAGCTCTGATGCCTACCGAAGAAGAGATGCGTAGCCCCACCTGGTGCTGGACGCACAACTGCGAGATGTCCCAGTGCCCTCCCCCTCCACCGCCTCAGGAGCCCAAGTGACGGCTCGTAAGAGCGCCTACGACATCCCCGTTGATCTCCTTGTTCGGATTGGTGACGTAACCGAGCTGATTGAGCTGGGGACCTTCAAGTTTCCCTGGCCGTACAACGCTTACCAGGAGCTTCCGCGGATGCTGCGGGAAGCAGCAGACGCCATTGAGAAGGGGGCTCCATGACTGAGACTCAGCCCCTGCCGGGGGATATCGGACTGACCAAGATCGGTGGACTGGCCGGCCTGTTCGTGAACTTCGGCCAGTGGTTCGTCGGTGACTTCGCTCCTGTCCAACACGCTCTGATCTATGTCGGAGACGGCATGGTCGTCCAGGCCATGCCTTCGGGCGCAGAGCTGATCCCCCTCGAAGAGGCTTCGCCTGTTGTGAAGTGGTCTACAGGGCTCATCAAGCTGACAGACCAGCAGAGGGAGGCCATAGCTGACGAGGCTTACGGCCTCGTTGGTACTCCGTATTCCTTCCTGGACTACGTCTCCATTGCCCTTGAGCGGCTTGGTATCCGTCCGCGGTGGGTGCTGGAGCGAGTGGCCTCGTCCGGCCACCTGATCTGTTCTCAGTTGGTCGTAGAGGCATACCGCCGTGCCGGCGTCGATCTGTTCCCCGGCAAGTTCCCAGGCGACTCCACGCCTGGTGACATCTGGAAGCTCCTCAAGAACCTGGAAGACGCTAATGCCTGAGTTTGATGAAGACCTGCTGGAGTTCTTCCCTGAAGACGTTCTAATGAAGGCCAACAAGCCTTCTAAGGCGTCTGAGCGCCGTTCCTGGAAGGAACAGGCCAAGGCAGACCTTGAAGAGCTTGCAGACCTCTACCCGGAGTACGCAGGCGTTCTGAATGAGGTCCAGCTCTGATGGCTCGGATGCTGGGTAAGTTCTCTCGCCCCTACTGCCGCCAGTGCGCGTGTGAGTCCGGCCCTGACTGTCCGGACTACAGCCGTTCCAAGAGGTCTCAGAAGGCCAAAGAGAAGCGGGACTGGGGCAAGACAATTGTGGATGCCATTGAGGAGGTCTTCGATGTGTTCACATGAGGACTGCTGGGTTGAGGTGCTTCCTGACGGACAGATCGATGAGACTCACGTGACTTCATTGGATGAGCTGGTTGAACTCAAGGTGCTTCAGAAGAAGTTGAACGAGGTCATAGAGAACATGTCCTTGGCTTCCCGAGGCTATGGGATTCCTTATCACTTCACTACCAACGCAGGGGAGGTTCCTAATGGGTAGTCGGGGACCAACCCCAAGCGGGAATGCCCGTAGGCGCAACAAGCACGAGTCGGCTACTGAGATTCCCAAGGAGTCTCGTCCTGGTCGCCCTCTCCCCAAGTACCTCCCCGTTTCCACTGCTGCTGCTAAGCACTTCTGGAAGGTCTGGTCCGAGTCTCCTCAGTCGGCTACATGGATTGAGACTGACTGGCTGGAGCTGGAGTCCACCACCAAGTTGGTGAACGACCTTTACCTAGGTGACAACAAGGTGGCCGGCGAGATCCGGCAGAGGGTTGCCAAGTGGGGCGCCACCAACGAGGACAGGGCTCGACTTCGCATGAAGTTCGAGGAGACCCCTGAAGGCCCCTCTGGGCCCTCTGAGGAAGAGCTGACGAACTTCGACATGGATCAGGAGATTTACAACAAGCTGAGAGCCGTATGACGCAAGGGAGGTCCCTATGCAAACGGGGAACCTCCCGGAATCAGTACCGTCTCCCAAGGAGACGCTGGGCTATCACGTCATTCGATGGGCCAAGAAGTACGTTGTCACCCCTGATGGTGAACGTGCTGGTGAGCCTTGGGAGTTTACTCCTGAACAGCTCAGGTTCGTCCTCTGGTTCTATGCCATCAACCCTGATGGAACCTGGAAGTACTCCGCGGGCACGCTGAGACGTGCGAAGGGATGGGGCAAGACACCGCTCCTGGCAGCCCTGGCTATTGCCGAGTTCATTGGTCCTGTCCGCTTTGATGGTTGGGACGCCTTCGGCCTCCCCAAGGCCAAGGCAGTACCTCTCCCCATTGTGCAGATCGGTGCTACGGCACTGGACCAGACAGCACAGACGATGGACATGATCCGAGGAATGCTCTCGGAGTCCCCGGCCGAAGCACATTACGGCCTGGACATCGGCAAGTCGGTGGTTCAGTTCAAGTCTGGTAAGCCCGGCACCATCAAGCCCAAGGCGACTGCCGGCGGTACCAACGAAGGTAACCGCCCATCGTTTGTCGTCATGGACGAGTGTCACCACTGGATCTCCACCAACGGTGGCCCTGACTTCTATCAGGTACTCAAGCGTAACGTTGAGAAGACCACGAAGATGGGTTCTCGCTGGGTATCTACGACAAACGCCTATAACCCTTCCCAGGACTCCGTTGCTCAGATCATTCATGAATCCGAGATGGTCACTAAGGATTACTGGCTCTATGACTGTCTCGAAGCCTCAATTGACGTTGAGGACATCAGGGATGAGGAGAAGGTCCGACAGGCCCTCATAGAGGCGTATGGGGATGCTGACTGGGCTGATATTGATGGTCTCACCAAGACCATCCTCTATGACCGGACGACTCCGGACTCAACCTACTGCCGGTACTACTTCAACCAGATTGCAGAGTCCTCAGACGGTTGGATGTCCAAGGCTGAATGGGACGCAGTTCATTCCAGCTATGAGCCCATCAAGCCGGGTGATCAGATAGCCATAGGCTTTGACGGATCGATCCGCAATGACGCGACTGGTCTTGTGGGTTGCCGGCTCAGTGATGGCAAGCTCTTCGTCCTGGACGTATGGGAGAAGCCTGAGAATGCCAAGGATGACTGGGAAGTAGACACTCTGGCCGTTGAGGCGGCTGTTTACAAGGCTTTCCAGACCTACAAGGTTGAGTGGTTCTACGGGGACCCTCCCTACTTCCAAGAGGCCATGGGCCGATGGGCAATCCAGTTCGCCACCAGAGACACCGAGTACGTCTATGAGTTCTGGACGAACAGGCCCACTCGCATGGTCCAGGCAACAGAACGTTTCCGTTCCGCGGTCATGACCAAGGAACTCTGTCACGACGGAGACGAGCGTCTTACTCGTCATGTCCTCAACGCCGTTACCCGTGAAGTCATGGTGGGCGGTGAAGTCGGAATTCTCATTCAAAAAGACAGCCCACGATCCAAGAGGAAGATTGACCTTGCGGTGTGCGCAATTCTCGCCCTGGAGGCGAGAGCGGATGCTATAGCCGACGGACGCATGAAGCGACGGAGGTCACGCGTCGTGGGGTTCTAGTTAGGAGGCCCCATGATTGTCCCTCCCAGTGGCTATTCGTCTGTTGGTCCACCTCAGACAGAGCTTGACTGGCTGGCCTTCCTTCAGGGGAAGATAACCAGTGGTAGAGAAGACATCCTCAAGTACATTGCGTACTACGAGGGTGAGCAACAGAAGATGGCCTTTGCTCAGGCCCGGTACAAGAGTGCATTCCGGGATCTCTTCAACGACTGGCGAGACAACTTCTGTGGTCTCATCATCGACTCCGCTACAGAGCGGATGAGGGTAGATGGTTTCCGCATCCCATCAGAGGGTGGGATGAGCAAGGAAGCCCGGGAGTTCTGGCAGAGGAACAGTCTGGATTCACTGGCCAATGCGGTCCACCTGGACGCAATGGTGCAGGGCAAGGCTTACGTTGTGGTCTGGGGTGACTCCAATGGGGAGCCCATTGTTACCCCTGTCTCTGCTGAGGAAATGGCAGTCCAGTACAAACCCGGCTCGCTCACCGAGCTGGAGGCCGCGGCTCGCTTCTTCATGGACTCATGGGGACGTACATGGGTGACGTTGTGGACCGAGACCTACGTCTATGAGGTTCCTCTTGGCAACACCATGTGGGAGCAGGGAGAGAGGAAACCGAACCCTTTTAAGAGGGTTCCAGTCGTCCCCTTCCACAACAGGTCTCGCATCAATGGTGAGCCTTACTCGGATCTTGCTAACGTCATCCCCATTCAGGATGCGGTCAACAAGATCACATCTGATGCCCTCCTGGCTTCTGAATTTGCGGCCTGGCCCCAGAGGTGGGTTACTGGCCTGGAAATCCAGGAGGATGAGAACGGCAACGCAAAGCCTCCCTACGACGTTGGTGTGGACAAGCTTCTTCAGGCCGAGAATCCCGAGGTTGTATTCGGCCAGTTCGAAGCAAGTGACCTCAGTAACTACGTCAACTTCATCAATCTTCTGGTACAGCACCTTAGTTCTGTATCCAGGACCCCAAGCCATTATTTCCTGGTTAACCAGGGCACCGCTCCTTCCGGTGAGGCGATTATCAGCGCTGAGGCCGGCCTTGTCTCCAAGGTGAAGGAGCGGATGCTGTACTTCGGGGAAGCCTGGGAGCAGGTGATTCGACTGTGCTTCCAGATCAAGAAAGACAAGAGGGCTGACGAGGTCGCTCTTGAAACTGTGTGGGCTGATCCTGAGTACAGAACTGAGGCCCAGCACATTGATGCTCTGCTCAAGCTGAAGCAGCTCAACGTTCCCGAGGAAATCTTGTGGATGCGAGCTGGCTTCTCGTCTGCCGAAATCGAGATGTTCCGCGAAATGCGGAAGGACGATGCTAAGGCAGCCAAGGAAGTGTCAGAGCTTGGTCCCCAGGCACCTCAGCCTGGTGCCCCTGGAGAAGGCAAGGCAGCCGCAATGGCGAACAAGCCGCCTCAGGGCAACTCTGGGAATGTCTCCCGGAAGCTCAACGAAAAGAAGTAACACACTGAAGCGCATGCCGGCCAACCGAAATGGGAGGTCGGTCTAACCGAAATGGGATGAGCGCATGCCTGAAGAGAACACGACCGAGACGACCACCACGGAGACCACGACTACTGAGACCTCGTCTCAGGAGCCGAAGACTCCCACCACTCTGGAAGAGGCTCTGGCCCTTCTGGAGAAGGAGCGGGAGAACACCACGAAGTGGAAGGGCCTGTCTCGACAGAACGAGGACAACTACAGGGCTGTCTCCAAGGAGCGAGACGACCTCAAGGCGTCCCAGATGACCGATGCAGAGAAGGCTATTGAAGCCGCACGCACTGAGGGCCGGAATTCCGCACTCAGTGAGGTGGGCACAGACCTGGTTACCGCCGAAATGGCGCTTCAGGCTGCTACGGCTGGAGTCACTCTGCCCCCGGCTGAGTTCCTGGACTACTCCAAGTTTTTTGGAGATGACGGACGTCCGAGCAAGGACAAGGTCAAGACGTTTGTGGAGTCCCTTCCCAAGGCCAGGGAAGAGTTCCCCAACCTTCAGGGTGCCGGCAAGCAGACCGGTGGCGTCCCTGAGATTACGACCATGGACCCCAAGGAGCTTGCAGACATCATCTCGGACGGGTCGATCATCTAACACCCTCTAACCATCTGTGAGCCCTCCACCTCCGGAGGGCTTTTTTCATGCCCTTTTGGAGGCCGTACATGGCTACTACGCACCACTTTAATCTTGACCCCAAGCAGGTCACCATTGCTGCTCTGGGTCTGCTTGACCGACAGCTCACCCTTGGTTCTATCCCGGCTCGTTACTCTGAGCTGAACTTTGAAGGTGGCCTGGGTGACGTGATTAACGTCAACCGTCCGAGCCGCTCCATTCCGGTGCAGGAGACTGGCGTCTCTAACATCATCAAGAACACCATCACTGGTGACAAGAACGTCTTTGCCGCTGCTGCTGAGCGTCCGGACCCGACCAGCCGGCGGGCCCCGAACGGTTTCATCAACGAGACCCGATTCCCGGTCCAGCTCACGACTTTGGTCCAGAATGCCTCTCCGCTTTCGATGGAGCAGGTTGCTTTTGACCTGAAGAAGTTCGGTGGTCAGATTCTGGCTCCGCTCACCCGCGGTATGGCTGAGTACTTTGATGACACCATTGCGGCCTGGATCAAGGCCAACATCACGCGTGGGGGCCTGACCACGGCTCAGAAGAACGTCGTTGGTGGTGACGTTGAGGTTTCCATTCCGCAGTACGACGGCACCCGAGAGAACATGATGGAGCGTGCGCTTCGTCTGCGTACCGCGTTCGTTGATGCTCGTCTGGCTCTTCGTCGGGCGAACGTTCCAGACTCTGAGCGCTACGTCATTGCCGGCCCCGAGGTTGAGGCCATCCTTCTGAAGGACCCCGAGTTTGTGAGTGTCGACTACAGCGGAGACACCAACGCCCTTCGTCGGGCCACCATCGGTTCCTTCTACGGCTTCGATGTCGTGATTCACAACTCGTTCGACCTGGAGATGTACTTCTTCCACAAGAGTGCCTTCCTCCTGGCCACCGTTTGCCCGGCTATCCCGATGGGTGCGGTCACCGGTTCTGTCCAGTCCGTCAACGGCATTGCCACCCGCATGCTGGTCGACTACGACTACGACAAGAAGGCCGACACCATCGGCCTGGACACGATGTACGGCTTCACCACCATCAAGGAAGACCCGGACTACAACGTCCGCGGCACCGTGATCGGTGAGAAGTTCGTCCGTGGTCTGAAGGTGAACATCACCGAGGTTGCTCCGGTAACTCCGTAATTCAGCCTTCCCTTTGAAGGGAGGGATGACTAGTGGCCTTTGTCACTGTTGAAGAGGTGGCCACCCGTCTTGGGTGGCCCCTCACCCCTGAAGAGGAAGCCAAGGTCCAGGCTTTCATTGATGACTGCACTGTCCTCATTGAGGACTACTGCGGTAAGGACTTCGAGCGTCGGACGAACCAGAGTTTCCAGCTCCCCGCCACAGGGAGCTGCTTCCTCAAGGTTCCCCGCCGGTATCTTCCCTTCCTCCAGGTGGACCAGGTCCAGCTTGGTACCGAGGTCATCACTGACTGGGTGCTCAACGACCTGGAGGTTGGTCTCTACCGCTCTGCCGGCTGGCCTCAGCCAGTCACCATCACGGGATCGTGGGGCTACTTCACTCCCCCGGCAGTCCTCAAGACTGCTACCGCGGCTGAGGTCATCAGGTGGATGGCTCAGACTCCTGGTCTTGCCATGGAACGGACTGGAGAACGAGAGGTCGAGTTCGCTACGTCCTCGTCTCCTCAGTCTCTGTCTGCTGCTGCCATGCAGGCCCTGCGTAGGTACCGGCCTTCAGCCGGGACCATCACCCTCAAGCGGGGTGACTGCTGATGAGTCAGTGGGACGAGCTTGTAGAGGTCTACAGAGCCGACAAGGTTGAAGGTGCCTACTCCACCAAGCTGGACTGGACTAATCCCATCCTGGTCCTCACTTCGAGGGCCAGTGTCCAGCCTGACAGGAACTTCGAGATGAGGTCCCCTGAACGGGACTTGGCTCAGGAGCGGCTCAACGTCTTCATTCCCTACACCACGGTCATTGACGACCAGCACAGGGTGAAGCGGCGAGGTCTCTGGTACGAGATTGACGGACCTCCTGACCTCTGGCCCTACGGCTCTACCCGTCACACCCTGCTGAAAATCTGGAGGGCGAAAAACGGATGAGCAATGACTTCAAGATGACGTGGGACAAGGGATTTGAGAACAGGATGCTCTCAACCCTGGAGGCAGGTGCCCTGGTCGCCGAAGTCACTGGAGAGATCCGGGACATGGCTATCAGGGATGCCCCTCGTTCCAGGACGACCAGAACGAACTGGAACCAGATCAAGAAGAACATCTCTGCCTTTGTTGAGAAGGATGTCAAGGGTTACTACGGCAACGTCACCATTGAAGACAATGACCGTGTCCGTCACGCTCTTCTTCAGAACTACGGATGGACCGACCGTAAGGGCCGTAAGCACCCCGGCAAGAAGTTCCTCCAAGAGGTGCTGCTGAAGGCGAGGGTTGACTGATGGACCCTATTACTTCTGTGGTCACCTTCCTGAGAAGTGTTCCTGACCTCCCTCCTGGCTCTGTGACGGGCGATATGAACGCCCGTGAAGTCGGAGACCCAACCACTTATGTGGAGGCCGCAGGCGGCTACCTGGCTCTTCGAGATTCCATGTCCAGGTTCTACGTCTACTACGAGTGCTATGACCTGGATAGAGAGGTGGCCTCTCAAAGGGCCTACCTAGTGCGGAGACATCTCCTCAGAGGTCTTCGTGACACCACTGTCGGAGGTCTGTACTTCCTGGATTCCAGGGAAGAGGAGATGCCTCATTACGACCCCGATGACGCTTCCCGAGAACACGTGTACTGCGGGGAGGTTTCCCTGTTCTACGTAGAACCCTGAGGAGTTTTTATGGCTAACACTGATGCCGGTAAGATCCGGTTTGCCCCTTCGGGCATGCTCTCTATCGCCCCTACTGGGGGCTCTCTTGTGGTCCCGGCTGAGGTCGGTGATGGCGGGGACACCATTCCTGCCGGCTACAAGGCGCTTGGTTATGTGACTGAAGAGGGTGTCACTCTGACCCCGACCATTCAGACCACGCCTCACAATGCCTGGCAGTCCGCGGCCCCGGTGATTTACAACGTCGACAGTGCTGCGTTCCAGGTTCAGGCAACCCTCATGGAGGCTTCGAAGATCGTCACTGAGACGTTCTTCGGTACCAAGTGGGAAGAGGTCATGGAGGACGTTGGCGGTACTCCGACCCCCACGGGTACCTACAAGCTGAACCTCTCCAGCCTGCCTGAGCTTGTTGAGTTCAGCCTTGTTGTGGACTGGAAGCAGGGTGGTCATTTCTGGAGGACCGTCCTCAACCGGTCCATGGTCTCTGAGCGAGGTGCTATCACCCTTCAGCGGACTCAGTCGAAGCAGTTCCAGCTCACGATTGACGCCATGGACCTTGATGGGTCCCTGGGTGATGTCTACACCAACGAGGTCATGACTGACACCCCGTGATGTGCCGTCTTGCCGGGAGACGTTAAACCCCGGCACTCTCACTCACTCACTTGTTCAGGAGATTCACCATGGCTGCTCCCCGTAAGACTGCTGCATCCAAGACTTCCTCGCTTGCTGCGAAGCAGGCTGAGGCTACTCACGACCAGAAGACCGAGGATGAGGCTCCCAAGACCGCTGAGTTCGAGTACAAGGGCACCGCTTACACGGTGCCGGCTGACCCTCTGGACATGCCCCTTGAGGTCGCCTACGCCGAGTCTGAGGTTGATGTCATTGAGGCCATCGTTGGCCCGGACCAGTGGGTAACGTTCCGCAAGTCCCGACCGACCATGCGGGAGTTCGGCGCCTTTGCTGACCTGGTCCTCAAGGCGTCTGGGCAGGGTGACGAAGAGGGAAACTGATTCTGGTCGTCCGTGTCCTACAGGAGTTCTATGACGAACTCGAAGCAGACCTTAGGGAGTTCTTCCAAGAGGATCTGAACGACCTGTGGCGCGGACGGCTTTCGTTTCGAAAGATCGGCTCCTACATCAAGTCCCTGATGAAGAAGCCCGGGAGATCCACTCTCCTCATGTCCCTGGACGAGTCCGCAGAGTGGACCCCGGAGATGTACGTCCTGGCTCGCATCAGCGACGCAGAAGAGGTGTCCAACTATCTCTTCCTCCAAGCCAACTCTGCTGAGGATGCAGAACCTATTGACGCTCCTCGCCCCATTCCTCGTCCTGGTGAGCCTGACGAGCCTGAACCTGAGAAGCCCAAACCGGAGGACTTTGCTAGTGGTCAAGAGGTGGCTGCTTTCTTCCAGAGATTCAACGCCTAGGAGGTTGCATGGCCACGACTGGAAGCGGACGCGGGCCGATCAAGGTTGGTTCGGGTTACATTGAGGTCTATCCCCGCATCGACGCAAAGAAGATGCGGGAGACCAAGGCTCAGCTTGAGAAGCAGATGGGAGCCTCTGGCAAGAAGGCCGGCAAGGCATTCTCTGACGGAGTGATCTCTCAGGTAGCCACCATTCCCAAGAAGGCCAAGGCTGCTGCTGACAAGGCTCAGAAGGAAATTCAGAAGTCTGCCCTAGACTCCAAGAAGGTGCTCTCCCGGATTGAGAAGGAGATCACCAAGCAGTACGGAACCGAGGCAGGCAAGCGGTTCCGTGAGGCTGCTGAGCTGGAGAAGAAGAAGCAGAAGCTTCTTCAGGGCACCTCCACTGAGGCCCGCAGGGCTCTTCGTCAGACCTTGCAGGAAGAGGAGAGGGCCGCTAGGACCACTGCACGGGCTTGGCAGCAGGCAGAGAAGGAACGGCTTCAGTTCATCCGAGACAGGCAGCGGGCTGCTGAGAGGGCAGCCCGTGAAGAGACTGCGGCTTACCGTCGTGCCCAGCAGGAGCAGAGGGCTGAACTTCGCAGGACTCTAACGGAGATGCGGACGGCTCGTCTGGCAGACCTCCGGTCCCAGGCTGACGCTCACCGGACTCAGATTGCCCAGCTCCGCGGACAGCTCCAGGGCTACCGCCGGCAGATGCAGGACCACACCAGGTCTGTGGGCCGAAGCCTTGCCACGCTTCGGACCAGTTGGAACAAGCAGGGCACTGCCATTGAGCAGCTCGGTACCAACATCACTGAGACTGGCCGGCTGGTTGGGACTCAGCTCCTGGCCCCGCTTGCTGCTGTCTCCGGGATGCTTACCACCATCGGTGTGAAGTCTGCGGATATGCGCATTCTCGGTCAGATGGGTCTGTCTGCTGCTGGAGTAGACAAGAAGCAGTCCGCTGCTCAGATGAATGCCATTCAGCAGTACGCCATTGACACGCCTTTCAGTGTCGACACGATGCATGAATACCAGATGAAGCTGATTCGCTCCATCGCTGGTAATGACGATGAGTGGTACAACAAGAACACGAAGACCAAGGCAGCCAACAGGGCTGCTGGGAAAACCACAGACATCATCATGTCCGTGGGTGACTCCATGGCTCAGGCAGGCAACCTGGACCCGAATATGTTTGCTCGGGCCATGTACGCCATTGACCGCATCATGGACCTTGACAAGGCTCCGACCAGGAACATCAACCAGCTTGTTCAGGCAACTGGTATTCCTGCGGGTGAGCTTGCCCGGATGTTCGGCTTTGAGAACGCGGGGGCCTTCTGGAAGCAGGTCGGTACTCCTGTCGCCAAGGGCGGTGGTATCAACGGTCAGGACATGGTCAACAACCTCCTTCAGCACTGGGACCCGAATTACTTCGTGCTGGACGAGAATGGCAAGCCGAAGATTGACCCCAAGTCTGGCCAGCCTATAGTCAACCCCAACTCCTCCAGGACTGGCGGTTCTGCTGGATACGGCGAGAAGATGACCTCTGCGACCATTACCGGTCGCATCTCCCAGATGAAGGAACAGGCCCAATTCAACCTGGGCTCACTCTTCGCTTCTGAGGACCCCAAGACTGGTGAATACAAGTACACCAAGCTTGGCGAGTCCATCATGGGTACTGCTACAGGCAAGGACAAGCAGGGGAACACCATCTACGAAGGTGGTCTTCTTCAGCAGGTCCAAGACCTGATGTCTGGTCAGAAGGGGAATGTAATCAAGCTCCTCCAGACCTCCTTTGAGGCTCTGGGGACCTTCATTGAGCAGATTCAGAGCTTCTCTGACTGGCTCGACCAGCATCCTGAGATCAAGGATGGCTTGGCCGAGATGGTCAAGTTGGCCGTGGCCATCGCTCCGTATGTTCTGGCAATTGGTCTCGGTACCAAGCTTCTTGGCAAGTTCAACAAGATTCTAAGTGCCTCAATGGGACCCTTTGTTGCTCTGGGTAAGGGTGCTCGTGCTGCTACCCGCGGTGTCCGCCAGACTGCTGCCGGCGTCCGCTCTGCCAGGAACGGCGACGGCTTCCGTCAGGGCTACCGGGATCGACGTACCGAGCTGCGGGGTGGAGACACCCGCGGTCCCCTGGCCCGTACCAGGGACCGGATCACTGGTGAAGACTCTGGTCGTTCCCAGCTCACTCGTCAGATCCGTGAGACTGAGGACGCCATCAGGGCGTCTGAGGAGGAGCTGAGGCGCCTTCAGCGCCAGATCCGGGACACCAACTCTGTCTCCATCCGTCAGCAGATCGACCAATGGGCCGGCACTGGCAACGGAAACCTCCAGGGTGCTGCTCAGAGCGCTGGTGGACAGATCCAGAACACTACGAACCAGATAAACCAGGTCAACCGACAGGGTCTTGGTCAGGTCTCTGGGGAGTTCTCTGGCCTGACTGACAAGGTCAAGGATCTCAACGACAAGATAGGCAAGTCCTCTTCCGAGCTGACTGACCTGAACGGCAAGAAGCTCACCTCTCTGAAGGTGGAGATCGATGGTACCCATGGGACTGTCACTGATCTGAAGAACGAGGTGCAGAACACCTCCTCTGCTGTTGGTGCTCTTAGCCGTCGAAAGCTCGACACCCTTCGGACCGAGTTCAACAAGTCCACTTCGGACGCCAACAAGTTCAAGGAGAAGGTGGACGATGCCCGAGGGGCTGTGAACAGTCTCAACGGCAGGAAGCTCAGCACTCTCCGCAAGGAATTCACGTCGCTGAAGACCGCGGTGAACGACGTGTACAAGCTCGTTGGCACCACCAAGTCCGGCCTCGCCGGCCGGGTGACGAACCTGGATCAGCGGAAGCTCGACAACGTCACTGGTCGGGTGAATGACCTTAAGGATGCCCTTGAAGAAGCCGGTGACAAGGCCGACAGGCTGAACAAGTTCCTGAAGGACATTGCCGACAACGCCCCCGGTGACGGTGGCAGTGGTGGTGACTCCAAGAAGAAAAAGAGGAAGGCCACAGGTGGTGTCCTTACTGGATACACGCCTGGTAGGGACGTGCACTCCTTCTACTCCCCCACTGGCGGTCAGCTTGACCTCTCTGGTGGAGAGGCAGTCATGCGTCCTGAGTGGACTGCGGCTGTTGGCCCTCAGTACGTGAACCAGATGAACGCTATTGCTCGTGCCCAGGGTGCTTCCGGTATCCGTCGGGTGATGGCACATCAGCAGTTCGCTGAGGGTGGAGTCATTCAGAAACTGGGCCTTGACAGGCTCATTGAGTTTGCCAAGAGCTACAACGTGGGTCCGGATGTCTCGGCGTCCATCGCCACCATGGACATGGACGCTTCCTCAAGGGCCCTTGGTGGTCCCGTTCAGGACGGGGTTGTTGGTACTGGTACCACGGCAAGCCACGGTGTAGGTCGTGACTTTGCCATGAAGTACAAGGGCATCTTCGACTTCATCTCCAAGGGCTCCTGGAAGTCCCTCAAGGGGCTTCCTACGGGCCTGGGACAGGTCGTAGGCATCGTTGGCGGTGCTCTCGCTCCTAGCGCGGGAGAGTACTTCTGGGACGATGTCTGGAAGGGTTCAGGAAACATCCTCGAACGAGGAAACAAGTTCATGGGGCACCTCTTCTCGGGTGAGAACATGAACAAGATTCTGACCGGCTTCTTCAAGGGCATCGTGGAGTCCGGCAAGGGAATCTGGGACATGGGCAAGGCTCTTGTCACAGACCCCTTTGGGACAGTGGAGGACGCCGTTGGTGGCGTCTTCGACCTGGTGTCGTCCGAGTACAACTCTTTGACTGGAATGGTCCAGGGACTTCGGGAGGTCTGGCGATCCCCCAAAGACTATGCGGCGCGAGTCATCGCAGACACCTTCACCACGGCCAAGGAATCTCTTCCGAACCTGGAAGGGCTCTTTGACTTCAGTGGAGACAAGCTGGACGCCAAGCGTCCAGACGTAGAGGGTGCTGCTGACATCACCATGGGAATTCCTGGTGTTGGAGACAATGTTTCCCGCTGGACTCCCCAGGTCAAGATGGCTCTTGCCCAGCTTGGTCTTCCGATGTCGGATGTTCCGCTGGTGCTTCACCGAATCCAGGTGGAGTCCGGGGGTAACCCGAAGGCCATCAACCTGTGGGACAGCAACGCAAAGATGGGTCAGCCCTCTCAGGGTCTGATGCAGACCATTCCGAGCACCTTCAATGCGTATGCCGGCCCGTACCGCTCTCGGGGAATCACTGACCCGATGGCAAGCATCTATGCCGGCCTCAACTACGCCACTCATCGCTATGGCTCCAAGTGGCGCCAGGCTCTCTCGGGAGTCAAGGGCTACTGGACTGGAACGCTTTCCGCGTCTCCTGGTCTCGCCCTGGTAGGCGAGAGGGGTCCGGAGCTGATGGACATGGGCCGAGGTGGTCAGAGGATTCTCAACAACCAGGACACCGAATCCCTGTTGTCAGGCAAGCAGCCTGTGTCAATCACTGTCAATGAAGCCAAGCATGAGGTGACCCCTGACGCCGTGATCCGTGGCCTTCAGTGGTATGACGCCATGTACGGCAACCGACTGTAGAAATGAGGTGGCCGTATGCCTATTCCAGTGCTACGGAGGCCCCCTGAGGTCCCTACACCTTCGGGGCCTCAGCCTCCTCAGAAGGTGCACTGGGGGAGGACATACGTATCCATCACAGGGAGGAACGGTAAGGGCGAGGAGATCGCCCTTACCAACTTCTCTAACGCCCGTTGGCCGGGCATCTTCGTGATGCCCGGTGCAACCGGATTGGATGCGCCTCCTTTTGAACTCCACGCGGACGACAGTCCGAACCTTGATGGCGGGATATTCCGTGATGCCAGGGCAGTTGCCCGGGAAATCATGATCCCTCTCTTCCTCCATGGCATCGACAGGAAGACCATCCGGGAACTGAAGCGCAGACTGGTGTCTGAGCTGAACCCCAAGAAGGGGTTCTGTGTCCTCAAGTTCATTGAGGGCGACGCAGTTCCGCGGTACCTCAAGTGCTACTACAAGAGCGGGATGGAAGGCAGTGAGACCGAGGACCAGAGCGGCTTCACCTGGAAGAAGTTCGGTATCCAGCTCACTGCCTATGACCCCTACTTCTATGGTGACGATGTCCAGGTTGCTGAGTGGGCCTTCGGTGAGGGAGAAGCCTTCCTCCATGAGGAGTCGTTCTTCCCTCTGCACCTCAACGCAGGCATCGTCATTGGGTCTGAGATCGACGTAACCAACCCTGGTGATGTTGAGGCTTGGCCTCGGTGGGAGCTGACGGGCCCGATCAAGGGCTTCAAGTTCACGAGTCCTGAGATTGAGAAGCCTGACGGCACGAAGGTGACTTACTCCTTCGGTATCGCCGCGGACGGCTCGGGAACAGACATAGTCCCTGCCGGACGAGTGCTCACTGTCGACACTCGTCCTGGCGTCAAGTCCCTTCGGGACAACCTGAATACGAACTACTGGCCTTTGCTGGACGACAGCCCGCAGCTCTGGTTCCTCCCCGAAGGGGAGTCCCAGTGCACGGTAGATATCGTCCCTGGCTCAGCCAATGCAAAGGTCCGGCTGACTTTCCAGCCCAGATACGAGGGGTACTGATGTGGCCTACAGAATTGAGGTTCGGGACAAAGACCTGAACCGAGTTGGTGAGATCGATACTTGGATTCAACTGGATATGGTCGTGCAGTTCAACGACCAGGGATCATGGAACCTCCTGGTAAAGGCGGGCACTCCACAGGCCGAACTCCTCCAGCAAGGAGGGGGGGTGGCCATCTACCAGGACGGGGTGCAGACCCCGATCCTGACTGGGCAGATAGAGACCTTTCAGAAGTACTGGACGACAGTCCAGCACAGCTCAGAGGGCTCGGTGTTCGTAGGTGGAAAGACTGACAACAAACTGGCTTATCAACGTCTGGCCTTCCCCGCACCGAATCTCCCAGTGTCACAGCAGTATTCCTCCCCCAATGACACCAGGGTGGTCAAGAAGCAGGCCAACGTTCTGATGTGGGAAGAAGTCCACAAGTCCCTTGGTCCTGGTGCCCTGGCCAACCGACAGGTGGCCGGCGTGACCACGGGTACGGCACCCACCGGGTTTGGTTCAACCAAGTCTGACACTCTCCGGTACGACGTGATCGGAGAGAAGTTCAGTGAGTGGAGTGCCGACAACAAGACTGGTTGGCGGTTCATTTACAACCCCAACACCAAGTCCATTGAGCTGAGGGTGTATCAGCCTCGTGACCTGTCCAAGAGCATCCGCTTCTCGCCCGAACTGGGAAACCTGCGGGAGTACATCTGGACCCTGACGGCACCGAAGGTGACCCGGGTCATTGTTGCCTGTCAGGGCGAGGGCAAAGAGCGGTATATCTGGCAGAAGATTGACTCAGTCTCTGAGACTGAGTGGAATCTCCAGATCGAGCAGTTCGTAGACCGCAGGGACATCCCTCTCAAGACGGATTCCAATGGCAATCCTGTGCTTGTGGTCAAGAAGGACGCAGACGGTTTTGATGACCTCGGGGAGAACCCTGATGGTACTGACTGGACTTCTGACCTGTACCGGGCACGACGGGACTATCAGAGCGCGGTTCTCGAAAGGGATGCAGCCCAGGCCCAGCTAGACGCTGCTGAGACCGACGCGGAGAAGGCTGCTGCCAATGCTCGTCTGTCGGCAGCCAACACAGCACTCAACGATGCCAAGTCGGATCTCATTCAGGAGATCAATGCGGCCAAGGCCACAGTAGTGGATTACTACCTGGAAGTCATTGAGCAAGCTGCGGACGAAGTCCTCAAGGAGGGCGAGAAGTCTGGGAACTTTCAGATCTACCCCATTGACACAGAACAGATCAAGTTTGGCAGAGATTACTTCGTAGGAGACATCGTCACGGTGGAAGTCGACGGAGTTTCCTACTCGGACATTGTCCGTGAGGTCAGCATCTCCGTGGACGACGGAGGCAACGCAGTCTCCGTGTCTCCCAAGATTGGTGAACAAGGAGCTGGTGAACCGCTGAATCTTTACAAGAGCGTCTACGAGATGCGTAGGAAGCTGCGCAAACTGGAAGCGAGGATGTGAAATGGCAGAAACTAGCTACCCGTTTGCGGACAGTTCGGCCGGCGGTGGAGGCAAGCTCGTCTCCGTTGGACAGTGGCAAAGCATGGCCCACCTCTGGGGGCCTGATGCGATTGACCATCAACTTGTCCTGGGGGACACCGCGGTTGGTCTCCCGTTCCACTGTGTTCTTGATGGAACTAACCTTGTAATTCAGCCTGGAGAAGCCACGGTTGGTGGCTTCAGATACAAGCTTGACGCGCCTCTGACTATCCCTGCTCCAACCAACCCCTCCCTCTCTCAGCGTCGGATTGACTTGGTTGTCATCCGAGCCGACATGGCTACTGGCTCAGTGAACATCAAGGTATCCGAAGGTCAGCCGGCCATCGTGGCACGTGAGCCTGAGCCCAAGCGGGAGCTTGGCGGTATCTGGGAACTCCCCATCTGGTCCGTCGAGCTGGCCTCCAACAACCAGTCCAGGACCCTCAATGACAGGCGTCGATACAGCCACTCAGGCTCCGTAGATGTTGCCTGGAACAGGGATTTCGTCTCCAAGAGCCTCCCCGTAGGCACCTTCACTGTGGATCAGGACATCAACTCCTCTGGTGGACAGCAGGAGGGGTTCAGGGGAGCTGATGGAGACATGGTGACCCGCGGGCTTGGTGCCCGGCGGAAGTTCACCCCTGACATCCTGACTGTCTCCAACAAGCCTCCCGCGGCTAACCGGGAGTGCTACTGGCGAATCATTGCTCCGGGGACAGCGTCGTTCTCCATGCAGATCAGGAACACCTCGTCCACCGAGGTGAAGTCCTCTTCCGCCGTAGTCATCACTCTTCCTGAGATTCCGGCCAACACCATTCCCACGATCCTTACTGGCTACATCGACAACCCGGAGTCCCGGAACGGGCTTCCGAACATCGTTCATATCGTGGCCAAGACCTCTTCTGTGGGACAGAACTACCTTTACCTGTACTACCCCGCAACCAGCACCCTCAGTGAGGGGCTGAATGTTCTTACGACCATCCCGGGCAAGTCAACGCTGATTATCTCTGGAGTCTATGAGACGGGGCAATTTGAGGGGGCGTCGCTGAATGGCTAGAAACTTGTTTGGTGGTACCGCTGCTGATGCAGCGGAAGACATCACTGGCGTCCGGGTGCCTGGCGCTGAAGGCACCGTCTGGGATGGTCCTGGTGTGGGGGCACTCCAGGTCACTGACCTCCTGGACTTCAACAACCAGCCCATCAAGACCCTTGTCTCTGGCCCTGAAGGCATGGTCAGCCACTTCTACGGTCCTGATGGCGTGACTCTCCTGTATGTCGACTTCGGAGCCGGCCGGGTGGCTATGGCTCCGGTCAACACCTCTACAGACCTTGCCAACCACCTCAATGCCGCGGACCCTCATGGAGCCAAGGCGGGTGCTCTCGCCGAGATCACTGCTCAGAAGGGGGCTGCCAACGGCATTGCCACCCTTGACCCAACCGGCAAGGTTCCTTCCTCTCAGCTCCCTGCGCTCAGCGGAGACGGCTCCGACGGAACTCACTGGCTCAATGTCAAGAACGTTCCCTACGGAGCCAAGGGGGATGGGGTCACTGATGACACCGCGGCCATCCTTGCTGCGATTGACGATGCGGGATACGGAGACGTTGTCTATTTCCCTGCGGGTGTCTATATCCTCTCCCAGCCCATTGACCTCTACAACAGGGGTGTGACCCTTCGTGGGTCACATTCCAACCTCATGGCCGGACCCGGCATGGTTCCTGATGAGTGGCCGTGCTACATACAGGCAGCCCCGACCTTCACTACAGGAGCCATGATCACCATCATCGGTGAGGATGATGGGGAGCATCCCGCTATCAACGGAGAGATCCGCATTGAGAATCTGATGCTGGACGGCTCCAAGGTTGCCGGCTGGGGTCTGGACGGCATCTACTCCCGCGGTAATGTGCAGAACGTCGTTCTGCGGGATGTATGCATTCGTCAGATGCCGAACAACGGCATTGTTACTGCCTCGGTGGGCACAACCTGGCCCTACTCCTGGCGTCTCCATTCCGTCATGGTGGACAACTGCCACGTCAACGGGATGGTGTTCGAGGGGAACACTGACCTGACCCTGGAGGACTGCCAGGTGATTGGGTCCTGGTCTACTGGCTTCAAGCTCATCAACTGTGCCAACACCATCGTTACCCACTCTCGTGCAGAGTGGAACGGCAACTATGGCTTCCACATCACTGGAGGCTGGGGCAACTGGCCTGGTAGCGGAAGCATGACCATGACTGGCTGTTCTACTGACCGCAATGGCTGGGATGGCGTCAGGATTGACGCTTCCGGCAATGGGCCCTTCCTCATCAGTGCCCTTCAGACACGCAGGGATGGTCGTAATGGGGGCCCTGGCGGAGGCGGTTATGCCGGCCTGAGGCTGAGTGGCACCGCTCCTGTAGTCGCAACGAACGTGGGCTGCTATGTCGGTACGGACGATGGGGGCACCGCCAACACCTCTCCCGAGTACGGTGTCCGGGTAACGAATGCCAAGGATGTACAGCTTGACTCGGCATACCTTCACGGTCTGACTGCTGGTCTGATCCAGGACGGAGTTAACACCCGGATTACCCTGGGAACCAACATCACTACCGTGGCTGGCAACAACTTCTCCGAAGACAGGGTTTTGGTTAGTAGTGCTGTCTCCAGAACAGGAACAAGCACTGGGGTGGCTGCAACTCTCACTGGAAACGGCACGGCAGATCCACTAACTGTTAACGGAGGCCCAGCCACATCAGAGCGCTTTGTTGTTCGTAAGGACGGCTCGGTCTACAGCAACAGTCTCCTCAACACGTTCTACAACCTCGGTATTGGTCCAGGGAGCACGCCCTTTGGAGGGGGTAGGTACGTTCTTGGTATGCAGAACGTACAGACAGCCCCAACAGGAACCCCTGGGACTGGAGGCATCCTCTATGTGGAGGGCGGCGCTCTGAAATTCCGCGGCTCCAGTGGCACCGTCACAACTATTGCTCCTGCTTAAAGATCCACCAGGGGGGCCCTGTTTACGCAGGGCCCCTTACTCATGCTCTGGCGCGAGTCACTAACGGGGGTTAGCACTCAAGACCATTGACTTATGTGGGAATCCCAGAGGGGGAGGAACCCATGCTCGAAATCATCAACAACGGCGGCATCATCGCTGGTGCCGTCGCCATCATCCTTGCCGGCTTCCGTACCAACACAGCCCGTGTGTGGAAGGACGAGGCGGAAGCCCAGAAGACACGTGCAGACCGGCTCATTGCTGAGCTGGACGAGGTGAAGGAACGCCTGGGCGAACTGGAGGCCCACACTCAGGGCCTGGTCCGTCTGCTCTCAAGGATTGACCCTCAGAAGCTCGAAGAACTCACCCCGAGGGGGCGCTAATGAGTGATGCAGCAAAGATACTGGCTATAGCAGCCGGTGAAGTTGGTACCAAGGAGAAGTTCGAGGGAGGCCACTGGGTCAACAACTCGAAGTACAACCGATGGTTCGGCAAGATCCCCGGTTACTCTCAGGACGGCTATGGCTGGCCTTGGTGTGCGGCCTTCGTTACTTGGGTTGCCCATGAGGCGGATCTCCCCTCGCTCTACCCCAAGACTGCTGGGTGTGCGACCGCCGTAGCGTGGTTCAAGAACAAGGGACGCTTTTCCGAATACCCGGCTATTGGTGCCCAGGTATTCTTCGGAAGCGGCGGGGGTTCCCACACGGGAATTGTCTATAAGTACGATGCCACCTATGCGTACACCATAGAAGGTAACACGAATCTTTCCGGGTCCGCGGAGGGAGATGGCGTTTACAAGCGTAGTCGTCTTCGTCGGGATTCTTACCTGTACGGATATGGGTACCCGGAGTTTTCTGAAGGCATTGTGACTGCTGACCCCTCCAAGAAGGGCAAGAAGGGCTTCACCTACAAGGCTTCCGCCAGTGCCCCCGCTGCGCCGGCCAAGCCGACCGCTCCTAGCGGGAGTGACTACGTGGTGAAGGAAGGGGACACTCTCTCCAGCATCGGAGACAAGCTGAACGTCCCCTGGACTCAGCTTGCCAGTGTCAACAAGATCAAGGCCCCGTACGTTATCAAGCCTGGTCAGAAGCTCAAGGTCACTGGACCCACTGTCAGTGCTCCTAAGCCAAAGCCTGTGTCGTATGAGCCCTTCCCTGGTGCTGCGTACTTCAGGAAGAACCCTAACTCCAGCCTCATTGAGAGGCTGGGTAAGCGACTGGTCCAGGAAGGCTGCTCTGCCTACCAAGTTGGTCCCACCAAGCAGTGGACTGAGTCGGACCGGAAGAGCTACCGGAAGTGGCAGTTGAAGCTTGGCTACCGCGGCAGTGATGCCGATGGTTACCCCGGTAAGGCTTCGTGGGACAAGCTCAAGGTGCCGAAGGCCTGACCAGGCAGAGGGGGTCGAGCCCTCGCGGGTGTCCGTGTGCGGGTAGGCGCTTAGGCGCCCCCGCGCGCGAGTCACTTTCGGGCTTTCAAATATCAGCAGATTTGAATAATCTCGTAGCACAGAATTTCATTCGCTTTTCCGGCCGAGCCTAAAGCATTTGAGTTCCCTCGCTCCCGGTTCCACCGGCCCCCTCTATTCCCCTACTCCCTTTCCCGCTTTATCTAGTGCTCCCAAGCTTTCCCTTTGTGAATGAATGAATCAGGGTACTCAAATTCATTCATTCGTGCATGAGCATGAGAAAGGCCCTGTCCGTTATGGACAGGGCCCCTGGTCGTTGTCCCTCCTCAGACAGAGGTGAATGAATGAAAGAACGTGCTCTCCGCCATGTCGTCCGACTGTCCGCCCTTGTTGCTGCGGCTGCTCCTGTAGCTGTCTCCGTGCTTGACTCCCTGTCGTGGGAGTGGGCCGTGTCCCTGTCTGCTGTCGTCCTCACCGCAGGTGAGTACGCTCAGCGTGTCGAGAACAGCAAGACCCTTCGTGCCTTCGTGGACGGGGCCTACGGCGAGTAGCTGCTTGCCGGCACACAAGCTGTGGTCGGTGGAGACTGACCACTAGGGGACTCCCGGAGTCCCTGAGAGTGAGAGAGGCGTCAGAATCGCTGATGCCGACTGGGGCCCGGACAACCGGCCCCTGAACGCAAGAATGCCCCCTGGCCAATGGCCAGGGGGCTATTCGTGTTTCTACCGCCAGTGAGTGGTCAGGTACACCAGTACCAGGACCACATCAAGGGTGATCAGTACCGGTATCCACGCACGTCGTCTTCCTCGCATACTGCTGACCCCCCGTTGTCTCATGCTTCCATGTCCCGTCTGACCAACGACGGACCAGAGCCGTATAGCGGCCCTGGACTACGTGTGTTCTCTTGTGCTGGGGCATGTCTCCTGGATTCACAACCAACCCCCAGACAGCATAAGTTCTTGTGTCTCGGGGTTGTCCAGGGTCCGCACCTTAGGTTGCTCCGGAATCCGTACCTGTGCCGGCACGGGCTCTTGTTCCTGCTGTTCTGCCTCAGGTTCCGCAGGAACGCTCTCGACGTTGGCCCACCGGTACTCGGTTCCAGGTCGACCACGGCCAGAGGTAACCCCCGTGACAATCCGAATGTCGGGCATACCTTCCAGCGCCTTACGGAAGGCTGCTGCCTTTGCTCGTGCTCCCAGAGCACGGAGCATGTCGGAATGAGCCACCTTGCCATCGTGTCGAGTCATGATCTCTCGGATTAGATCAGGCAGACTCTTGAACTCTCCTCGGCTGGAAGCCTTTGTGTCCTCTCGAACAAGCTTCCCTACGCTCTGAGTGGAGTATTGAACGAACGCCCACGCAGCATTGACAGCCTTTCGGCTGATGACTGTCTGGCGCTCTGTCGCGGTGAGTACCGCGGCCACCCTCAGAATCTGCTCTGGAGTTCGTTCGACATAGCAGGAAAGGTGCTTAGGAGTCTCCTCCTGCTTAAGTTCGAACTCAACGCGGAGTTCGTCAAAACGCTCCCCCGCGGAAGGGTCCAGTGTAAGCACACGGGGACGGCTACGAGCCCAATCATAGGCTTCAGCAAGCCCCTTCACCTCTGGGTAAAGCTCCCTGTTGTTGTATGGCAGGATCTTGGACCGGTGCACAAGCACGGGGAGGAGCCTGTTATAGCTACCTCCCCGGGCATCCCGCGGTTTGATGTAGTCAGTCCACTCCCCTGGTGTGATGTGGGAGTGAAAGCCCAGACGGGGATCAGGGACAGTCATAGACACTCTTGTCGTGGTGTGCCGGATGGTGGCCCCATCCCAGCAATTCCGTAGCTTGCTGGCAAAGGTAGGACACCGGTTCTGTCGCTTCAGGTTCTCTGACCACTCCTCATCAATGGTGATGACTCGTGTGTCCGGACCTCCTTCAGTTCCCTCCGTCCGCTCCTGTTGCTCAAACAGAACCTGAGTGAGAGACGGACCAGACGACACACCCCCCGCGGTGCGGTCTTCCAGGAACGCACCGATAGAGGGTTGCAGCATTCCCTTGGCTACCCGTAGCGCAGTCCCCTTACGGCCGATGGCAGATTCCCCCGCAAGTACAGTCCAGACGACGACAGGGCGCCCGTTCCAGAGCGTCACGTGTCCACCGATGGCACTGGACCACAGAGCAAGCACCGCGGCGTACACACCTACCGGGTCTGCCTCTGTGTAAGGGTCCGCGGCAACGACAGCATCGCCGATGGGCCCATACCTCATGCTCTCGAATGCTTCCAGGCTCATGACTCCCCCTTTTCCGGAGTGTCACATGTCGAGCCCAATGGATTGTCCCCGTCAAGGACGTGCACCCATCGACCCATCCAAATAACCAGGACTCCACAGTTCTTGCACATTCCACTGAACTTACTCACTGTCCTACCTCCATCGGATCTCCGAGAATCTGAGTGAACTGGTCAGCGAACTTGTCCTCATGCTCCTTGCACAAGAACCACGTCTTGCCGGCAAGGCGGATCTCTACCACGGAGTCAGTAGCTGATCCGTCCTTTCGGTAGCACCCATCACATGCGTTCTCTATGACTTGCTCGATCATTCTCACTACTCGTGCCATTGCTCCTCCTTAAGCCGCTGGATAGCGGCATTCCTTGCTTCCTCGTTGCTCAATCCAGCCTTCTTGTACTCCGCGTAGTAGTTGCGGTATCGCTGGTACCATCCCGTTCTCATCTACTCTCCTCTATTGACTGACCAACCATGAACGCAAGCAGTCCCCCGCGGTTAAGAGGGGGACTGCGTACGAACATGAGAGGCTCAGACAGTCACTCGATACGTCGTAGTCCGACGCTGGTACAGGAACTCCTTTACGACTGCCTTGACCAGGAACCTAGTTACCTGGGCAGGATCTGCGTAAGCCTGAGCTGTTGTCCCGCAGTCCTCAAACACTGCCCTGAGAGCATCCATTCGGAGTTTGGGGGTCTCCATCCATGCTGCTGTCATGGCACGGAAGACAAGCTCCCCTGACTCTTCTGCGTACCGCTTCATGAGGCTCACTTGATTACCTCCACACAGTAGAAACACGGATGGCCATTTCCTCTGTTACGGGAAAGAGGATGTGGACACAGGTTACGTAGGACGATCTGTTGAGGAGCCCTCTTGCCTTTTCCACGGCTCCGGCATAGCTTTCCGGCTGAGGGTGAATCCATGACTCATCTTCAAAGGGTTTCCCCTCCTGATCTACGCCCACCAACTCAAAGAAGAGTGTGGCGGGGTCGAACGTCACGCCGTTTACTGTCTCCTGCACTGCCATCACATCCAATACTTTCCCTCAGCGTGCCAAACGGCACGGAGTACACGGGCAATCTCCGCTTCGATGAACGACCACTCAGCCTTAATGACGTGGCGGACACTGATGTCTGTCCGGTGTGCCGCCCGCTTTGCCTTGCGCCATTCCAGCGCACGATGAATGGTCATCAGTTCCAGCTTGGACAGTTCCCACGCCTGTTCATCAGGCAGGAAGTTGTCCGAACTCATATGCACCATGCCGCGGGCAGCACTCACGTACTCCGTGCCAGTCCAGATGTTGTCTCGTGACTGGAGTTCCAGGGCCCTGCGGAGTGTGGTCCGGACGTAGGCTGTACATGCGTAGCTGTAGGTAGCTACGCGGTAGGTCTGTTCCGTGTCGTTCACTGCCTTACCTCCGTGTTGTGCGCTAAGTGGTTCCTAGCGACTCGGCAAAGGTGACTGGCAAACGTCAGTCACCAATGCCCAATCCCTAGGAACTAGTGCGTGACAGGGGCAGTGGTGATGCCCGGATCATCGTCCTTACGGTGCGTCTCGCACCGAAGAACACATGAGCAGTGCTTGTCCCCGCGGAACTCAAAGAACTCCCAATGAGTGGGAGACTCCTCACAGAGGGGGATGCACTTCTTACCCTCCGAGGCCGCATAACTGGAGTAGTGAACGCCGATACGGTTACTCATTTGTCTGCCTTTCCGGGCATAGAAAAGGGACCAAGGGCGTGTTCCCTCAGTCACACCTACTGCTGTTTCAGGCGCCGTTCCGGCATCCTTGCTTGACGTATTCAGCCTGTGCTCGCACGGAACGGCGCTCCCCGTTGTCCGTGTCGTCTGACACTAGGTCTCGGTACATAACGCGTCCCGCTTCAGTCTCCTGCATGGCCCCGCAAGGACCGTAGGACGCAGTCAGAGACTCCACTGTGGGTTCGTCCACACAGAGACGGCCGTTACCGTCTTCCTTGACGGAGGAGCCATCCTCGAAGGTGATGGTTGAACAGGCTCCGTCCTTGAATGCAGACACCCTTGCCCGCTGCACTTCCTGTCGGTTGTGCTCTTGCATCACGGAGTGAGTGATGCCCACGGAAACACCCGCAGAAAGGATGATGGACACCAGTGCAGTAGCGATGTACCTCACGTCAGTTCCCCGTCTCGTCGTAGTTGTACGCGTCGTCTCGCTGGCATGTGAACCAGGAATGATGCTCCTGGCCTACCTGGGAGTTCCAGTCTCGGCAGTCAGCCTCTTGGCATTCCGAGCACAGTTCAGGCTTTGTGGTGTCACTCGATACCGTGATGTCCATGCAGTCACGGCAAGCGCAGTGCGTGTTTCCGCTGGTCATGTTCACGCCCCCCATTCCGTCATCGCGTGACGCTCACCGTGGTACTCACTTCCGCATCCCTGGCAATCAGACATGCTGAATGTGTTCGTCTCGCAGTCGCATTCGTAGTCGTCTGGGTAGACGTGGTCCGACGGGTCGTGGTGAGCCCGGGAGTCGTCTCCGTGCTCTTCACAGTCGTCGCCGTGAGTGCACATGCACTTGACCGCGCATGCGTCGTCATGGTCCTCCCGCCCCATACCGGGACACGCCTCAGGGGACAGGCGAGAAAGAGGCTCACCCCCCTCATGCCCCTCATCACGATGGCAGTCTCCGCACTCGCCGTTCGCAGCGTGCATGATGCAGTTCGTGCACACCCAAATGGTCCACGACTCACGTGTCTTGCCCATAGTCTTGCCTTTCACTTGAACGGATAGGGTCAATACGGGGGCCGGGCTTGCCGGCCCCCTCTATTCACCCGACCCATTCAGGAGTGGTGCAGGAAGAACGAGTGAAGCTCATCCATGTCATTCCGAGAGAGCCAGTGGTTCCACTCAGGAGACAACGGGGGGCGGAACATTCCCTCCGGAAACCAGTCAGGCAGAGGACCCTTTGTGAGTCCCTGCATGGGCAGAGGCAGATCCTTGTCCAGGGTGACGCTCATTCTCGTGTCCTTTCATGCGACCCTGATTGGTCGCATGTCAACCTATGGGTAAAAAAAGGAGTGGGTCAGCGAGAGAGGTACTTACGGATAGACTGGCGGAACTTGCTTTCGTCACCGCGCTTGACACTGCGACGCTTCACCTTGCGCCCCCTACCGGGAGGCTGGCCACAGCAGTAACAGTCTCGCCCTCCGGGTCCCTCCGGGCACTGCTTGCCTGGCATCCTGCCCTGGTTCACTTGCTCCCCCTGCCCACACGGAGTGCCTGATACGTCGACCTGAGATCCTGAGGACGATTGTCCCTGAGGTAGTAACCCCAACCCCAAAGGGTGACCGGATCGTTCTTGTTCCGACGTGCCTCCAACACGTCCTCCGGAACGGGCCCCTTGGGTGCGTTCTGCTTGGCCAGGTTAACCATTACTCGTCACCTCTGATTCCGTACTCCGTGTTGACCATACGGGCGTCAATCTCTGCCCCGTAGAAGTTGATGAGCACGACCGCAGCTTGCTTGACGTGATCCGGGGTGTCCGGGTGGTTGCGGATCAGATCCATACGGAATCGAGCGTTGTACAGATCTTCACCAGTCATGCTCTTGAGCGCAGGGATGTTCCTCATGCTGCCCTCCTGACGAACTTGTACGGACCGGCGTTGCCGGCACGCATCATGAGCCTGCCGTTCTTGCTCCACTTGGTCTCGTAGCTCTCGTAGAGGGTTGTGAAGGCGTCGCTGTGCTCCTTGTACGCCTCAGCGTGGAATGCAGCCCACTCCTGTGCCTCCGTCATGTCCGGGGCCTGATGCGTCATGCCCACAGAGGGAGCCGTGACCATGCCACCGATACCGAGACCGAACACCACGGTCATGACCGCGGAGATAACCCACATGATCATTGCTCTGTCCTCTCCTAGACGGAAGTAACAGGACACACGGACGGTTCATGCCGTCCGTGTGTCCGATACCTCTTATCTAGCGGTACATTGTTGCTGCGGTAAGACCAATCCACTCCCCAACGATCTCTTCCGGGGTGTATGCAATGTCATCCCACATGACCTCTACTGCGTCGAACGCGTCGATGACGTTCAACCACTGATAGCGGTTGATCATCTTAAGTGCTCCCAGTGCTTCCGCGTATTGCCCGCTGTTGTACTGACGGATGATCCCGTTACGGAACGGGATCAGGGTGTTGCTGTATCCGGTTTGCATCATGATGTACTCCTTTATATCGCCTTTAAACATAGACGGAAGTAAGAGGGCGCCTGTACGAGACAGACGCCCGATACCTCTTATCTAGGTCAGCATGTATGGTCGCAAGTCAACTTAAGCTAGTCCGTTGTCTCTACGTAGACCAGGTAACCGTCCTGGCGCTCCCAGTGGTATCCGAGCTTGACCAGTCCATCGAACACGAACACCGCCCGACCGCAGTCGGCGCACTGGTGAGGGTGAGTGTCCGTGCTGGCCTTGATAGGGCCCTGGTCCACCACGCAACGGACCACGTTACTGGGAACGCTGTCCTCCTGCTTGGCCTGTGGCTTGAACTTGCTCTGGTCCACGTTGTGGTTGATCAGAGTCAGGTTCGCGTAAAGACGGACCGAGGACAGCATGCGTGCCGCTTCGAGTTCATCCGTGAACTCAGGACGGAATACCTTGCCCTGGTCGTCCTTGTACTGTACGTAGAACATTGATGCTCCTGTATCTGCTAGGCGACAGTAAGAGGACGCTGGTTCGAGACCAGCGCCCGATACTGCTTACCTATGCTTAGAGCACGTATTTAGACCTAGCTGTCTCGGCCTCTTACAGGGAGTCCCCTTGACCGTCGTCTTACCGCACTGCCAGTAGGGGTCATGTGTTACACAGACTGCCTTGCCTTTCTGTGCGTTGTTGATGCACTTGTATCCGTTGTCCCTTACCTTGGAGCACTTAGCCACCGTGTCACTCTCCAATGGCGCGGTTCACCCGTGCCTGATACTGCTTGTAGACCGAGTCCGTGTCAGTGGAGGGGGACACAACCTCCTGTCCCTCTTGGATGATCCGAGCCTGGCCGACCCATTCCTGGTACCGCAGTCCGCTAGCAGGATGGCCAACGACGGTGGCCCACTCTTCTACCGGCTCAGTCGGCACCCCTTCCTCATCGAACCAAGAGTAGGTGTGTGCCTCCCTCTTCTCCGTGGTCTGATGTGTTCCGCGGTGCCCTGATTCCAGAACACACACATCCCGTCCGTACTTCCAACGGTTACCACACTTGTCTGTCATGTCTTGCTCCTTGCATAGGCGACAACATGCCGGCACCTAGACTCCGGAGAGGCTAGCTACCGTCATGCCGCTTACCTATCAATGTGTTGTCAGGATGCAGCCGCGGAGGGTTTCATGCCCCCGCACCCTTGACGCTTAGCCTATTACGCTTAGGCGGTTTCACTGTTGAGTTCTCAAGGTGTAGCCGATGGCTCACTTTGTACTGAGCTAGGTGACTAGCCGTTCCTCCGGGCCCTGTCGTCCGGTTGCCCTTCCGACACAGAGAACATTACGGGGTCCGTGGTCGCATGTCAACCGGACCACCAAGATCTTCTGTGCAGACTTCATTCATTCATGCATGGGTGTGGTGGGAGCACAGGGTGTAGGCCCGTACCTCTACATAGAGGAACGCGTGTGCGCGCATACCACAGTATGCGGGTGTGCACAAATACGCAGGTCAGTATGCATGCAGTGCTGTGAAGGGTGAGGCACAGAGGTAGGCACAGGTGCACCTGACTACCTGCCCACCGGGCCCTGAGGCTGGCTACAGCTGTACCCGCTCCCCGTCCATTGGGTCATGATCCTGCGCTCCCCCGCCAGGTATCTCATTGAATGAATGACCTAATTCCAGGCCAGCATGGATTGAATGCCGGCATGCTATTGCCTCAACCCTGCCCGCGTTTATTCATTCATTTGCATGCGTGTGTACACACCCGGGGTAATGCGTTTATATATACGCAACGGACCCGCCGGGGGCACCTTCCTTCGATCGTGTACGGGTAATGAAGCGTTGAGAGCCTCTCTAAGAGCCTCCCAGCCCTATCCCTGCCCAAGTCCCTCCAGACCCCTTTTTGAGCCCTCTGAGGGACTCTCAGGCCCTTTCTGGCCCTATCCGGGCCTCAGACCCTCCATCTGGGACGAGAATGAATGAAAGAAGTGCCCTCATACGTGTGATCTGGCTCTCAGTTCCAGGATTCTTGACACCAACCACCGCGTAGTGACACCGACATCTATATTGTAAAGGGTTTGAGATATATACCCCCTAGTGATCTTGAGTGTGACAGTAGAGCCCCGCCGGGGGAGGCGGGGCGACAGTAGTAGGGCCGCTCCCTCAGAGCGGCCTAATGAATGAAATAAGTGTTAGCCGGCCCCCAGAGGGGCCAGCATAGTGCAGGAAAGAATGAATTAAGTAGCCCGGGACATGAGAAAGCCCCCTCCCCCGCAAAGGGAGGGGGCTATTTCTGTTTTCTCAGTTGTAGAACTGAGTTCCAGGGTCGAACGGAGAAGTCTGAGGCTTCCTGGGCCTCCAGTTCCGAGGAGTCTGACCCTCTCCTGTCCTGTCCCACTCCAACCAAGAAAGGAAGCAGTGGTTTAGCCACGCCTGGGCACCGTGCTTGGTGTACCACTCCAGGGGTTTGGTGTTGCCTTGGTCATCCACCAAGGAACAGTAGTCGTACCACTCCAGATCTAGGATGCCGAACTTTCTTCCATCCCTGGTGGCAGTGATCTTGTAACGTCCTACGCTCTGCTCCATCACCCCTCCTTGGTGACAATCAGGGTCCTAGCCTCACCATGAACCCAGATGGGACAACGCCACTCCCCTACAGAAGCCACGGTCGCCCCCACAGACCCTGTCTGGAAGTCCCTGTTGGCCTGTACGGCGCTCATCGCCACCCCATCGGGGTCTTCGGCCAGTAGTTCGGTCAGAACCTCCATGGAGGCTGCCTGAATCTCCTGCATGGTCCCCTTCTTCAGGGCTTGGCCGGCCAAGGTGGCTGTGTAGGTCATGGGAGCCATTCTGCCCCGGACTCGGACCTCTTGTAGATAGTTGGCACAGACGACCTCGGTTCGTTGTAGTCTCTGACCACGGGCCATCCCCCTCAAGTTTGGCCCACAGAAGACCCCTGTACTCCTCGTCTGGGTTACCGGCCACTGGCCGGGGGCTGAGGGCAGGGGTCTTCTCACGCCCAGGACAGCAGAAAGCCCCCTCCCGAAGGAGGGGGCTTTTTCGTAACCCAGGCTACGCCGGGCCAACGTCGTTCACCTGGATTCCCTTGCCCAAGTCATGTGCCAAAAAGACCTGACCTCCTCCTACCTCGTGACCTTGATCCCGGAGAGCTTGAAGCATGTCCTGCTTCATGGAGTCGAGAGCCTGGAGCTTGACTACGGCCGACTCAACTTCCTCAGACACAGACTCATCCATGAGGCCCCGCCTTCACCTTGTACTGAACGAGCATCTGAGGAACCGTACCGCGGTCCTCGTAGCCCTGGAGCCAACCATGCTCCAGGATGTTGGCCATCATCTTCAGAGCCCACCTGGTGGCCTCGGACTGAGACTTCCCTGTCTCCATGATGATCTTCAGAGACCTGTCGGACTCATCCGTCCTCGGGACGGACAGGTTCTTCACTACGCGCTTGGTCACTGGTCGTCCTCCTCAGTCAGAAGGTCGTAGATGGTCTCCAGAGACTCCCTGGGGACCTCTGGTGACTGTCGCAACCAGTGATCGATCCACTCACGGTCTGTCATCTTCCCTGCTCCCCGGCTTGTCTCACGTACGGAGTCTGATAGAACTCCGCGCATCCGAAGTTTGACACAAGTACGTACTCCAGCGCTACTCTCCCTCTACCAGAACGAGGGGGTTGAGTTGCTGTCACCCGACTTGCCACTAGCAGGGTACTGCCGGATCTCGGATGCAGACCTAGCAGACATCAGAAGAGCCTTGCGACAGGGAGACATCACAGAAGAGGAAGCCGCGGAGCTTGAGAGGAAAGGTGTCCTCAAGCAGAGGGACGACGTAAGGACCCTGGCAGAGCGTCATGGTCGAGAGGTCATCTACTACGAGGACAACAACCTCAGCGCCTTCAAGCGCAACGTCCAGAGGCCACGGTTCCTTCAGATGGTCAAGGACTTGAAGGCCGGCCGACTGGCCGGGATGGTCGTCTACGACATTGACCGAGGCTTCAGACAGCCTCGGGACCTTGAGAAGGTCATTGACATCTACCAGGACTTTGCCGAACGCAAGGACGTCCGGATGATCTTTGACACGATGTCAGGCCAGAACTACGACCTCTCCACTGGGGATGGTCGGTTCTCGGCCCGTCTGTTCGTCAGCATCGCCAACAAGTCCTCCGAGGACACCTCCAGACGGATCAAGAGGGACAACCTCTCCAAGGCCAAGAAGGGTGTCTTCCACGGAGGAGGCCCTGCCTTCGGTTGGCGCGAAGACGACAGGACCAAGCTAGACCCCAAGGCCGCCGAGCTGGTGAGGAACGTCGTCCTGGGCCACCTCAAGGGTGACAAGATCGCCACTTGCATGGAATACCTCAATGACAATGGTGCTCTCAACCCCAGCACAGGGAAGCCCTTCACCTGGGCTGGCACCAAGACCCTCATCTTCAGGGCACGCAACTTTGGGATCAGGATCTACCAAGGTGAGCCACAACTCAACGAGGACGGAGGCTACGTCCTCGGAGACTGGGAGCCCATCTTCACCAAGGACGACGGCACCCCCGACTTCGATCTCTGGGAGCGCCTGGAGGCGCTGAAGAAGGGCAAGAGCCCTGAGGGGGTACAGGACAAGTCTCAGGTCAAGTACCTGCTCTCCAGGATTGTCCGATGTGGTCGTTGTGGCTACCCGATGGTTGGTAAGACCGTATGGGTCCGCGGGAAGAAGTCTGAGTCCTTCGCCTACAACTGCAACAAGAGCAACCCTGATGCCTGTGGTCGGATGGGAGCTACCGGCCCGAGGGTTGACGAGCTGGTAAAGCAGCTCGTCTGGGCTCAAGTCCTCCGAGCCAGCAAGAACCGTGCTGTCCCAGAGCCTCAGGACTCCTGGAACAAGGAGTCAGAGCTGAAGGACGTTGAGGATCAGATCACAGAGCTTAAGGCTCTGTGGGTAGCCAAGAGGGTCAAGGCTGCAACCTACGTCACCACTCTTGATGATCTGGAAGAGCAGAGGTCTGAGCTGAAGGCGGAACGAGCCTTCCATACGGCTACGCCGGCAGTTCGCGTCATCACTCCCGAGCTGATGAAGAACGGCTGGGAGGGTCTCTCTGTCGAGAGGCAGCGGATCATCATCAGGTCTGTTCTCAAGGCAGTCATCATCCACCCTGCCAGGGACGGCAAGAAGGGCGGGCCGTTCGACCCTGCCCGGGTCGAACCAGTCTTTGCCTAGACAGCAAACAGCCCCACCTCCCCGAAGGGAGGTGGGGCCTACTCATGCCTTACTTCAGCTTCATCAACTCAAGGATCTCATCCGTGGTCTCCTCATCAAGGTCAGGAGCCTCGGAGAGCCACTTCTCAAGCCACTCCTCTTGGCTCACTCAGTCACCTCACTCAGAGGGCCCCAAACCTTCTCCAGAACCTCTCTACTCGACAAATACGAATAGGAGTAGGGGTCTGGCTCAGAGACACACTCCCACCCTCCGTCTTCGTCTTCCTCCCAGATATCCCCATCACAGTCTCGAACCTTCATCACACGACCTCCCAGGAGGGGTTACTGACCTCAATACGGGTGTCCAGGGTGTAGGAACCCTGCCAACTCCAACCACGGTTCTGCTGGTAAGCCAGGATGCGCCTCTCTTTGTTGACAACCGAGGTTGCAGGAGCCTTGGCAGTGAAGGGGCCGTGGAAGGTCGTTACCGACCTCCCGTTCTCGTAGGTCTTCCCAATCACCGCACGATAGAGCTTCTCTGACTCCGCCATGTAGCGCGCCATCAGACCTCCTCCCAGCCACTAGGACGTACCTCAACGATCGGACCAAATGACTCAGAGACCTCGTACCAGGGCTGAGGAATGCCTATCGCGGTGTCTCCCTCATCGTCTGGATCAACAATGCAATGAAGTCGATCATCCATACCGTCCTGCCAGATAGCACCATCAGAGTCTCGGTAGAACGCCATCAGCCCTCCCCTGCCGTCTCCCAGCACCGAAGGAAGTAATCAACCTCATCCGGGTACCGATCAGGTCCCCCGTCTTCGGGGGACTCCAGCATCTTGTGAATGTCGTAGTCCAGTTCTGCGATGTACATACGGAGAGCCGATTCCAGCCGGCTTGGGTCAAGCTCCTGGTTAGAAAGGTGGATCTTGGCAAACAAAATCTGGTGTCGTAGTACTTCGTTCAGGTCTTCAAGGTCTGCCACCTTCCCAGCAAGGCCCTTGACATCCCACTCACAGTATTCCTGGTACCGCTCTTCCCAGTCAGTCACGGTTACGCTCCTCCAAGCTCTCAAGAATCCGATCTGCAAACTCTTCCAAGGAATTGGATTCACGGTAGATGGCGTCCATGCGACTAAGCTCGTCTTCAAGGTCTACAAGCCATTCAGCAAGCTCACGAGTACCGTGGTGGTAGTACTCCTCAATACGCTCGTCACGTGATCTCATAGCCAAGCTCCTCCAGGATTGACAGAACAGCATCTCCAAAGGCGATGTATCCAGGTGATCCATCAGCCGCGGCAGCAATAGCCTTGATGGCCTTGTCTGACTCCTTGTACTTCAGAGTCAGTCGAGCAGCAGCCAACTGGCGTTCCTTGGCCTTCCTGTTCTCTGTCAGAAGGGCTCTGCTAAGACGACGCTCTTCCTGGTATCGCTCGTACCAGTGATTTACTCGACGCTCTGCGTCTTCCAGGTAGTTCACTTGATCACCTTCACAGGGATGCCGGCCTTTTTGCACTCGTTGACGCAATTCCAGGTGCCTCGGGATTCCCCGAGAGGGAAGGCCAAGCAGAGGTCTGCGCCGGCCTGAGCCATCTCACGGTTTCGAATAGGCCCTGCGGCCTTACCGTGCTGCTCCCAATCCGCGGCATAAACAACCTCGTAAACCCCACCGTTAGGACCAAACTCCTTGGTGTAGTCACTGGCGAACCGATCAGCCCCAGTAGGGCAACCCCCATGCACCACACGAAGTGCTCCGTAGGTGACCTCCGATAGGTTGTCCAGCTCCCTCCAAACATCGGTCTGGTACTCATAATCCCGGCTCCCCAGTCACAATGACTGTGAACATCAGCCGTCCCTCCAACGCTTGGTCTGACTCATGTAGTAGGTCTTGTAGGCATAGTTCATGGCGTCTACGCAGTACTTGAAGGTGCCAAAGGCCAGAGGTCGCGTCTCATAGGGCATGTAAAGCAGCCAGTGACCTTGTCCCTTCTTGATTCTCCATTTGGTGTACATCAGGTAGCCCAGGTCCCTTCATATCCTTCAGAGTCAGCCCAGAAGACGCGGGCTACTCCCGCGGCTCGAATGAGCTTGGTGCAGTCCTTGCAGGGCTCTCGGGTCACAAAGAGCGTCGAGCCCTGGCAGTCTTCCCAAGACGCATAGAGGAGCGCATTGGCCTCGGCATGGACTTCAATACAGGACTCATACCCTGACCCTGACGGTTGGTCTGAAAGGCATCGCTCGCATTCTCCAGCGCTGCAAGACGGGCCTCCCGGATACGATCCGTTGTACCCCGTGGACCGAATTCGAAGATCTCGTCCCACAAGAACCGCTCCAACGCGGCATCGGAGACAATCACCTCTTGATGCCACGGCAGTAGCGATCCCCAGGAAATACGTCGTCCAGCCTGGTCGCTCATTAGTCACTCAGTCTCCTTGGAGTCAAACACGGTCTCTTCCTTGACCACACGGATTCGGTAACGACCGCCGTGTTTGGTGACAAGACGCTCACCAACACCGCGGGCCCTATCAGTCATTTCAATGCTCCCAAGACCCCACGCCTTGGTAAGACTTGCCTTCTCATGCCAGAAGGTCTCATTGCCCAGGTCTACGAACTGCTCAACAAGCCAGTACTCCATGGAGTCGTTCACAGCCCCTCAACCTCTCCGTCGATGATGTATGTCGTCGTGGACTCAGGCTTCATCTCGTAGTTCCAGTAGTCCAAGGCAATCTGCTCCGCGGCCTTCCTGGAGAGGCCGGCGGACCGAGCCGTTCTCTTGAGACTGCCGACATGGATAGCAACCGTCCGAGCAATCTCAGCTCGGAGGTTAAGAGCCTCAACAAGCTGCTCTGTCTTCATGTCTCCAGTGATCTGCTCAAACTTGTGGTTGAAGTCCTGGTCCATCAGTTCTCCTCCAGGAGAATCAGTTCGCTGCCCATGAAATGCTTCTCAATCCAAGACCTAGGCTTAGGCTGACCGTAGGGGTTGCCTTCCTCGTCTAGGAGTTGGAGGTTGTCTTCGTCCGGACCCTGCCAGACATCCCCGTCTGTATCCACGTAGCTCTTCATCAGTGCTTAGACCCTTCCTTGTCGAGACAGGAACCCCAGCTCCTGTCTCCGATTTCGTAGTCAGCAGGGATTTTCAACCCGTTGTAAACGAACTCCATGATTCGGGCTGCCTGGGCAGCCATCTGCTCTGCACGATCCTTGGGGAAGCTGAACACGATCTCGTCATGCACTGGCAGGCGCATGTAGGGCGTGAAGCCTGCCTTGTCCAGCTCGATGATTGCTCTGGCAGTGATATCCCGACAGGTCGACTGAATCCGGTAGTTCATGCCGGCATAGGGACGGCTTTCATCCGTCAAGATCTTCCGACCAGTAACGGTCATGATGAAGCCGTTACGCTTGGCTTCCTCACTGCACTTGTTGGACAGCTTCTTGGTAGCCGGGAAGGTCTCCCAGAAAGCCTTTACGGCCGTTCTGGCATCGTCCTCAGCGATACCCCACTGAGTGGAGACAGCGTTCCAGCCACCACCGAAACAAACGGTGTAGTTGGTGCCCTTTCCAGCCTTCCTCTTGGGGTGCCCAGCCTCCTTCCCCTTCTCGTCCTTCTGGGTGTCGTCCCACCCCATCGCACCAAAGGCACTGGCCGCGGTGATGTTGTGGATGTCCTTTCCTTCTCGATAGGTCTTGAGCATCCGTCGATCACCGCTGTCCGCGGCAAGGAACATCAGCTCCATAGAGCTGTAGTCAATGGTTGCCGAAACGTGCCCAGGCTCCGCCAGGAAGGCGTTACGAACATAGCCAGTACCAGACGGCAGGGTCTGTGCCGCGATAGCCCCTGTCACGGTCATACGGGCACTTCTGGCCTGGCATGAGTTGATGGAGACGTGGACCCGTCCATCTTGGTCCACGTTCTTCAGGATGTTCTCGAACCAGGTAGAGCGCTTCTTCTCAGCCGACTTGGCCTTGAGAATCGCCTCAGTCAGAGGATGGTCAATGGACTTAAGCACTGACTCATCAGTCGAGAGCTGTCCTTCGGGATGTGCCTCAGTCGGCTTCGTCCTCTTAGCGTCCTTGCCGAACTTGTGGCCGATGGCCTCCAACGCAGCAATGATCTGGTCAGAGGAGCCAATGAGATCAACGCCCCACTCAGCAGCTACAGCTCTCCACTTGGCCTCTTCCTCCTTCAGCTCCTCAATCCGCATCTTGACGTAAGGAACGTCAACCAGGTAGCCGGTCCGCTCCATCTGGTAGGTAACCCAGTGAAGCCGGTGTTCCCAGCCAATCAGTCCGGACTCAAGAGACTTCCGCGGGATCTTAGGAAACAGGATCTTGACGAGTCGGTAGGCAAAGATCGGGTCCATGCCGGCGTAGAGGTTGTAGCCCTCATGCTGGAGAGGAACCTTGGCCCATACGTTGTCCTTGGTGACCTTGCCGTAGATGCCTTCCCTGAACTCCCTGATGTAGGAGTAGCCTTCGGCCTTCAGGTCTTCCTTGGTGAGCCCAGGACGATCCGCGAAGCGGAACTCATGAGTGACCTTGTCCTTGTCCCGGGCCTTGAAGCCAACGACCTCCTTCTGAGCATTCATGCTCTTGGCGATCTCGTTCATGGAGCCCTTAATACGAGCACCAAGACCCGGGTCCACGTAGTGCTTGACAAGCTCTTCGAGCTTGAGCCCAATCCCCCCTTCCTTGACCGCCCGCCCATCAACGAGATGGGCGAGGATCTTGGTGTCCCAGGTCTTCTGAACCAGAGGGAAGGGGTCAACACCAAAGCAGGACTCAATGACATGGAAGTCGAAGCCGCGGTTCTGAGCTGCAAGACGCTTGACCCTGCCCAGTGCCCACTTCATCGCTTCAACAAAAGAGCCTCCATACTCCACAGGGAGAATGAAGGCCGTGTCCCAGTTTCCGAACTGTGCTAGCCGGCAACCGTAGTTGTCTGGTGCATCCCACCAGTTGAAGCCTCCTGTGGTCTCAGTGTCGAACCCAAGGAAGTCCTGGTTGGCTTCTACGAAGCTCTTGAACGCCGGAAGATCCTCCTCCCTCTCCACTATGTAAATCTTGACCGGTCCACGTACGTCAGCTTCGAGGATCTTCACGGCGCCCCCTATCTAGTTGTTGGGTCAGTCATTCACCAGTCCTGTCCATCTGCCTCGTCTGCCATCTTGATGAGCCGAAGGCCCAGAAGACGGGCCTCATCGGGGCTGAGGTCACTCGAACCCCACTTGTCTACCTTCGGATCAATCAGTAGACGAACAAGACCCCCATGTGCATAGGGCTCGTGAACACCTTCTCCGTACTTGCTCACAGCGACTCCAAGAACTCGTCCAGCTTGTGACCAAGGATCATCTCTACGTTTGAGTCATCGATCTGGCTCAGGAACTCCCGGACCTTGTTCGCTTCAAAGATGAGAGTTACTGCCCCATCAGGAACGTCAAGATGGACACGAAGTCCGTAACCCCAGTACTCCATCACCACATCACCAGCCCCATGTGATGAGCCAGGAGAGCTACTGAGCGTCTCTCGGAGGAGGTCTACAGACCAAAGCCAAGTGGAGTTATGGCCACGGAAGTCCACCTCCACAAACCAGGGCTCATCGGGGAGATGGGTCCATTCAGAAACGACAGGCTCTACCCAAAGACCATCAGTGGCAGTACATTCAATGACCATCAGTCCTCCACCTTCTCCCAGCCGATTCCCTCGCCATCCGTGGGGAAGAACCAGTCATCCGCAGTGAAGTCCTCGTCAGACACCCAACCCGCTTCGAGAACATCACCCGCACTTACCGCGGCACACCAGTACGCAGTCTTAAGAATCCGGATCTTGTCGCCAACCTTCAGGTCACTCACTTCGTCTCCTCACAGTTGATGCATTTCAGAACGAACTTGCCTGCAATCCAGACTGAGATGTAGCAGTGTCCTGGGCAGTTCAGTGGAACCACTTCCAAAGCCAGTCCCCTACAGCAAGACCAATGGCATAGAAGACTGCTGCTATGGCGATGTGAAGGGTGGCGAGTTCAAGGAGAGGCATCTCAGCTCCCGTAGGGCTCGTCAGGGATGTCCTGGAAGCTGTTGGGGGCCACCTCTCGCAGGTGGCTGAGGACCAGGCCGGCGAAGCGGCAGATCTCTACGTCAGCAGCCATGTGCCAGCGCTTACCGAGGACATCTCGCCAGGCACGGAGATTCCCGGTAACCACCATGTCCACAGGAGCGGCATTCGGGAGAACAGCCCTGGCAGCCTCACGGGCCTGCTTACGGCTCTTACCGAGGTCCTCCATGAGGAACTTCACCAAGCCCTCATAGAAGAGGGTCTGAAGCTCGTACTCTCGCTGAATACTCTCAGCCGCGGGAGTATCCTCCAGAGTCGGCGGGATAACCGGCTCAGTCTTCGAGTAGTCCACATACCGCTGAGACACCACGGAGAAGGACAGGTGCCGATGACGAGTCAGCTCAGTCAGAAGAGCACGAGAGACACCGCGGACAAGGAATGTCACTGAGGAGTGCTCCAGGACACTGAAGTGTCCCTGGTCCAGGATGTTCTTCAGGTAGTCCTCGTTCCGAGCCGTATTGGGGTTCGGACGGTTGAAGGACTTGTAGCACAGCCTTCCCGAAAATTCTGCAAGGGCATCGGCATCAGAGTGGTAAACCCGGTCCGGGTAAGACTCGTACTCGTATGCCTCCCAGGGGGTCTGGTCTCCGTACTGAGTCGTGGCAATGACGTCAACCTGCATTGTGCTCCTTAGTACCAGTGGTTGTTCTGCCAGAAGCTCCAGGCGCTACAAGCGCCTCCGTACCGGCCATCTACATAGCCCTTGACCCAAGTCAACTGAGTTCGGGCTGAAGTCCTCCAGTCCGCTCCCGCGGAAGCCATCTTCTGTGGAGGTAAGGCCTGTCCGAGTCCGTACGCACCTGAACTAGGGTTGGTCGCCGTGACAGACCAACCGCTCTCCTTCTGGATAAGGGAGTTGATGCAGGAGAACTGGGAACCGAAGATCGACCGAGCAATGTCCCGAGCAGAACCAGAGGGTGCCACAGTCGCCTTGGACTTCTTGGGAGACTTCCGCTCGTTGGAGCGGGAAACCCCCTCAGGGATATCAGGACGAACAGTCTTGGTGACTTCCACCTTCTTGGTGACAGTTGGACCAGGGATCTCAACCCTCATCGGCTTGTGCACGGTCTCAGTGACCGTGGGACCAGGAAGGTAGACCTTCTCTGTACCAGCCTCGGGAACCGAGTATGTGACTACACCTGCAATGAAGCCAGCCCCGAGGACTGCGCTAACAGAAACGAGGATCTTGCCTGTCTTGTCATTCATACATCTCCGATGCCGAACCAAAGGGGGCCGGCCGGATTACCGGCCCCCAGAGCGACCATTGGTCGCATGTCAACCTTTGGGTAAAAAGAATCAGACCCAGATAGGCGAGGCATCCACTCCCCGCGGAGGGAACCAAGCCTTGTAGGGCTTACCGTTCTTGTTGGTCCCCTCCTTGTACGTCCAGCCGTCCGGAACGTTCGCCGGGCGAGGCGGACCAGACTGAGCAGGGGCCTGGTTGCCATACTGAACCTGACCACTCGCCGGGTTGAATGAAGGCTGAGCAGCCGGCGCAGCCTGAGTCTTGGCTCCGCCCTTGAACTGACCACGGGTGTACTCAGCAGCCTGAGAAGTCAGGTCAATCAGACCAACCTTCTGCATGGCCACCAGGAGATCCTTGCCCCGCTCCGCGGTCTCAGCAGCAGTGGAGCCGTAGACAGTCGGAGTAAGCCACTCAGCGTCATAGCCAGAAGCAGCCTTGAGAGTGAAGCCGATCTTGAAGGGGTTCGGAGCAGGGTTAGCAGCAACAGGCTGGTTGGTCACGGGCGCCTCCTGAGTGGGCTGGTTCTGAGTCTGGCCGGCCTGGTCCCACGGGGACCGGTCACCAAACGGGTCAGTCGGGTCAAAGTCAGTCATCAAGTCTCCATCCGGGAGGGGCCTTTGGAGCCCCTCCCTCTAATTCCATTGTGGCAGTAGAGTTGGTCGCAAGTCAACCTAGATGCCTGTGGTGGGGGTCACACCCGTCTCTTGCGGGCCTCCGAACAGTCCTCATGAAGGCACCTACGGAGCTTGCCCGGCTGGTACTCAGGCAAGGGGTGTCCCCTCTTGCAATGAGTCTTGCTCTTACCCATGCGGTCTCTGTTGCGTCGCCTCTTCTCGCTCTTAGGCATGGCGATCTTGTCATGAGGTGGTGGCACGGCTCGTCCCTTACCCCACATGTCCCTTACGTTGTCTGCTTGGGTTCCGAGGAAGAGGTGCCTAGGATTCACACACTTTCTGTTGTCACAGGTGTGACAGACAACCTTACCTTCGGGTATCTCACCGAAGTGAATCTTCCAGGAGACTCTATGAGTGCCCTGCTTCCGCCCTTCGCCATATATCCGTCCGTAACCAGTGCTGGAGCAGAAATAGCGCTGCCACTCCCAGCACTGGTTCTCAGACTGCTTGGCTACGCCGGCCCAGAACCTCTCTTCAATCGGTGGCCAATCCTTGCTCATACGATCCCGCAAGATCCGGAGGCACAGACCTCATCGAATCCGGTGTCCGTCACCTCAATGCCCACCTCCTCAGCACGAGCCTTGTACTCCTCGAAGGACACGCGCTCATAGGGGCTCTGAGGCATGCTCATCTCAGGGAACACGGTGACTCCCTTCAGCTCAGGCAGGAACTCAGCCAGGAGCCGGCTCAGCTCATCCGCTGAGTACTGCCCCGGGTCCACGTTGGCCGTGTAGCTCACGGCCTGGTCTGCCCAGTACTCCTGATACATCCGCTGAACGTTCAGCATGTCCCGGATGGTCAAGTCCCCTGCATGCTGGAAGTACTCGGGATACTCCAGCTCGTCAAGAAGGCTGTCCTTGGTCGGGATCTCAACCACAGAGGTATTGGCTGCGTACTGACAGGGCTCCACTCGATAGCCCTGCCGGCGGTACTCATCAACCTGGGCAACCTCGTTGGGGTCCACGTTGGAGAACCGAATCCGGCGGATGAAGTATGCAGCGAACGGAGCATGGGTGGCTTCGCCACTCACGCCGGCCAACTTGCTGATAGTGCCAGTCGGAGCAATCACCCTCTTCTTGATGGGGACAGGGATACGAAGTTCATTGGCATACTCGGCTGCCGCCTCGTCCACCTCGTCAGCCCACTCAGTGAGCATGGAGGCTACGTAGCCGTTACCGTCCACTTCCGTGGCCTCCGTGTACTTGATCCCCTGCTTATAGAGCCAGTCAGCAAAGCCAAGGTGACCAACACCAATACGACGGTAACGAGCGATGGCCTCAGCAGACTTGGGGTCTGCCACGTCAGCAAACGTGGCCCTAATCAGGTACCGAGTGATGTACCGATGAGCCTCGCTCAGGCCCTCATAGTCAACGGACCCGTCCCCGTCCACGAAGGCAGCCAGGTTTACAGAACCCAGGTTGCACGGCTCCCAGGGAGTCAGTGTGGCCTCACCACAGGGATTCGTGACGTAGATTCCGTCAACCTCCCCTTCCGCGGTAAGAGCTGAGTTCCACACACCAGGCTCCCCGTTGTGGAGCATGCCTTCAGCGATGGCCGTAAGCACATCGTGAACGTGGTACAGAGACCCGTCAAACGGTCCGAGACTGGTAGTCAGGGTGTCCAGGTGCTCAAGGAAGTTCTGGTCCACCTCAACACTGATGTTGGTGGTCCAGTGACCACCCTCCTTCTTGATGTTGATGAAATCGAAGATCAGGTCATCGTCCCAACGCATGATGGACATGCGAGCAGAACGACGAACACCACCAGCCACGATGGCCTTCGCAATGGAGTGATCAATGTTCATAGCGTCGATGCCGTCAATGTGATCCGCTGCTCCAGACTCACGGAAGACGTAAGCGAGGACGCTTCCGATCTCAGACATCATCTCGGCGAAGGGCGCCGGCCCCGAAGCGGTGCCCCCAAAGGTCTTCAGCGGAGAGCCCTTACACCGGACACGGCTCACGTCGTAGACCCTCTGAGTGTGACGGGTCTTCGGGTCATGAGCAGTACGGATCAGGTCACCGAGGGCTTCAGCCCAGCCCTCTCGGGAGTCCTCCACCGCATACGCGCCGGCCCAAGTGTGGCTGTACTCAGTGGAGATGAGACCAGCCTCCACCATGTCTTCGTAGTCCTGGTGCTCCGGGTCACAGACGATGTGGACGCTCACCGGGACCTGTACCGCGGGGTAGTCCTCCAGATATCGGGAGCTGTAGTTGCTG